AACCTCCGCCCACCACTACACCCAAAATTTTATGGGTTTGGGGGGTGATGATAATTTGTAATAACGTTATAACTGTGCGGGTTATAGGGGTTGTGTGAGCTAAGTCATTGATATTGTTTGGTATTTTTTGCAACAAATATTTACAATTGTTACAATTTGTTACAAATAGCAAACATGAGTGGTAACATGTAACCATCAATTGATTAATTTTTATACAATGCTCAATTGATAATCTGATAATTATTTATCAAATGTTATATTGATTTGTTATGTTGAATGTGGCCTTTATTATAATAAAATTCATTGGCCGCGGACAGTGACTTTTTGGTGATTAGCCGAGTGGCTTATCGACGATTACGCGACCATTGTTTGCTGAGTAAATCTTGGTTTTGATGCCAAGGCCAGGTCGGTCTATTTGCGTGCGAATGGTTTTTGTTCTCATCTCCATCTGCATGACAATTACCTTAAGATGCAAATCATTCTCATCTTCAATGTTTATCAAAGTTGTAGCAAGAATTGCGTTTTTCTTGTCAAATTGCTTGATTTCCGCCATCATGATCTTCTCCTAATTTAAATGAGAATAGTTATCAATTAATGGACTGCTGGATGTGCTGGCATAAAAAACAGAGCCTGGCACTCGGCGAAGATTCCCATAATGTCAATCGTTGCATCTACGTCAAGATGATAATTATTCTCATCTCTCAGGGCATCTTGGAGTTCAAAAAGACCGTCCTCGAACCGAACCAGCAGTTCGTGAATTTCGAATGCGTCGCTTTCTTGAGCCATATCGTCGCCGACCTCGCCAAGTCTGTCAAGAATCTCCTGAACAGTGTCGGATTCAGAAACCTCATGAACCTCTTCGCAAAGAATGGAAAACTCCTGCATTGCCAGCTCAAGGGTTTGATCGAGAGTTAGGGTGTCCATGACAATCTTTCTTAAATGACAATAGTTATTAATTGGAATAGAATAGAACCAGCCATGTCCCGGGTTTGTGTGGGATTGCGTTGGCTATTCGCTTGTCTGGATGAATTGAGGAAAACTCAACTCTTGCGCCGTGTGCATCATGTGCCCAAACAACAAGAAAATCAAGCTTCTCTCTTGACGAGAGCGGGGAAGTGAGTTCTTTGGATGTCATGATGCAACTCGCTCAAAAAAGTATCCGCGAAAATGAAGGCCGGTGATTGGGCCAGTTGATTTGATGCCAATCGCAATCCTTGCTTCGGCCATAGAGGCATACACCTTGCCAGACATGATTTCTCGCACAGCCATGATATTTCTCCTAATTCGATCTAGTGAGTATGCCAGAGGATAAGTTGAGTGTCAAGTGTTATTTGTCAGACTCGTTGACAAATTCGAAGCGGTATCCTTTGCATCTCATGTATTTTGAGATAGAGGATACATCGATGCCAAGACTTCTGGACGCTGACGCGATAGACTCATATACAAACCCAGATACAGTTTCCCTGATGCATTTTTTCCCGTATCCTCCACAATTCTTTGCCGGGGTCTTTAGACCGGAGCTATACGCATGTTTTTGGTTTTGCGAGCTTGTACACCACTCCAAATTATCTAGCGAATTATTTAGTTTGTTTCCATCAATATGATTTACAAATGGAAGGCTGAGTGGGTTTGACAGGAATTTAGTGGCAAGCACCCTATGAAGCAAGACTTGCGTGGCCTTTTTGTCGTTGGGGCTATAATGTCCGACACTGATATACCCGTGCCCTCTATCGCCATAAGATAGAATTTTCCCACTAGGACTCACACACGTCCCATCTTCACTCACTTTATATCTTGAAATAAAGTCTAGATATTTGTCATTGTTAGGCTTAGCCATCACGCTCCTCCAATCAGCTGCAACGCACCCTTTTGATCAAGTAATTTATCTATGATCAATTGTTTCGCGCCATCCTTGTTTTGTCCGCGATCTACCTTGCCCTTAGCAAGCACGAAGTCGCCCTTCTTCACTTGCGGCATTGTTGCGTATGTGCGAGGAAAAACAACAGCATCCAGGCTGCCACTTTCGTCTTCAATGGTCAGAAAGCACATATCATCACCATTCTTCGTCTTGATCTTGCGCACCGATTTGATCTCGCCGCATACCGACTGGATGGCCCTATCCGATGGGACAACCTTATCTATGGTCAGTGGAGCGAATTTCCTGAACTTGCGCGTGAGCATACCAAGCGGTGACGCGCTGAATGCGATCCCAGTGTACTTCACCTCTCCAGCGTATATCTCTTTTGGTGTCAGCTGCTCCGCCTCGACATATGAGAATGATTCCTCTTCGTCAGCCCCAAACAAATCCTTCTTCGCCTTTTTCTTTTTTGGCTTGCCGATTTCATCCAGCGTTGCGATAATTGCAGACCGCGACACACCGAACGCATCCAATGCTCCGCTCATAGCCAGGCCGGTAGCAACCTTCTTCAGAACGGCGATCTTTGGAAGCCTATCAATGAATTCCTTGAGGTCTCTGTACTCGCCGCGAATCTCACGATCAAAGCATATATTCTCAATGACCTCTGAGCCGATACCGAATACACCACTCAATCCATATCTAATTTTTCCCTTTGATGCCGTGAATAGATAGTCAGATGAGTTGATGCATGGCGAAAGCACCTCGATGCCGAAGCTGTCCCTGGCCTCTTTTGCAAGCGCAGCGATCTTCTCTCCGTCGCCGATATTGGTCTGCATTGCAGCCGCGTAGAATATTTCAGGGTAATGCGCCTTGACGTAGGCGGTTTGCATTGTGATAATCGAATACGCAACAGCGTGACTTTTGTTAAAGCCGTATCCACTGAATCGATCCAACAAATCGAATACGTGATTTGCATCTTCTTCCGATACGTTATTTTTCTTTGCCCCGCTAACAAATTTAGACCGCATGGCCCCCATCTGCTCGACATCCTTCTTGCCCATAGCGCGACGCATCAAGTCTGCTTCTGCCAGTGTGAATCCGCCAACAATCTGTGCGGCCTTCATGACCTGCTCCTGATAGATGATAATCCCCCTCGTCTCACTTGTAATATTTTGTAATAGTGGATGTGGGGCGACGCCCGTATTTGCCACGAAGTCTTCGGATAGTTCCATTGGCCCTGGGCGGTACAGGGATGTCACAGCAACGATGTCCTCAAATTGCTTTGGCTCTACGCGTGCGATCAGGTTGGTGATCCCTTGGCTTTCAAACTGAAATATACTCTTCGTAATTCCGCGGCGCAACATGCTCAGCGCAAGATCATCATTGATGTCAATCTCTCTCAGAGAGAATTCTTCGTCAACCTTTGCCTTGATATCGCTTTCTGCCTGAGCAAGAAGGTCAAGTGTTGACAGGCCAAGCAAGTCCATCTTAACCAGACCAAGCTTCTCCGCATCGTCTTTATCCAGTCCGACTGCTGGGACTATACTGCCTTCGACAGGGATTAGCGGGGCGATTGAGCTGATGTGAGAGCCAGAGATAATTATGCCTGCGGCGTGTGTACCGATGGAGGCGCACTGCCCTTCGATGAAAGATGCGATTTCGGCAACTGGCCTCAGTGCTGGGACAACAGAAACTTCATTCCAAAATTTCTCGGTTGTGTCTTTGCGACCAAGCAACACTGTCTTGTTCGGTGAATTTGGCACCAGGTCAGCAATCTTGCCAGACTGAGCAAAATCAATGCCAAGATACCTGCATGCGGCCCTGATTGCAGACTTTGCGCCGAATGTGCCGATCGTTGATATTTTGGAAACGTGACCATCGCCATATTCTTCCAGAAGATAGTCGATTACGCGATCACGGCCAGCAGATGCGAAGTCGGTGTCGATATCAGGATAGCTGACGCGATCAGGATTGAGATAGCGCTCGAACAGGAGGCTGTGTTTTATTGGGTCAACTTGTGTGATACCGATCAAGTAACAAACGAGCGAACCAGCAGACGATCCACGCGCAGGCCCAACGCCAATTCCGCAGTCTCTTGCAAACTTGATATAATCTGCGACGATTAAGTGATAGCCAACAAACCCCATCTCGCGAATTACTTTGAGTTCAAATCTTGCCCTCGACTTGTATTCTTCGTCATCTATCTTGCCGATAGACTGCAATCCTTCTTTTACATTGTTTGCCAGAAGTGCAAATTGGGATTTCTCGTCAAGTCCTCCAAACTCCGGAAGCTCTGGCTTTCTTTGCTCCAGGACGAAATTGCTCATCAGTTCGATTTGCCTGGCGTTTTCAATTGCTCCGTCGATGTGCTTAAGCGAGCTATGCGCGAAAGATGAACTCGTCATTGCCGCAGATACAGAGATAGAATCGTTTGGCTTTAGGATGTCTTGTGCCGTGCGTATGCTTGCAAGCGCCACGGACATTTCGTGCTCCCCTGCCTGCACAAAGTATGCCGAACGAACAGCAGCAACTGGCGCCAGCGATGCGTGACCAGAAGATGTTACGAATTCAGATGACAGGTATGTGTGATGGAATTTTCCTGCGAGAGCAGCGATGAAGTCTGCGTCAGCGGCCTCTGCAATAACGACAACGTCATTTGACTGACTCATGTCTGCCAAATAGCAATGGCCTGACTCTGACAGCCTGCCGGCTGATATTGCCTGAGATATGTATTGGAATCCGCTATGATTCTTGGCAATGAAGATTGCTCGGTGATCGCCAAATGTCAATCTTGCTCCGGTAATTGGCTTGACACCTTCGCGCAGTGCCAATTTGTGGAACTGTAGCAGGCCGAACATTGACATATTTTCTATGATCGCAATCGACTCCTGTCCGTCATTCTTTGCGAATGCGATAGCGCGCAAAATATCCACCCCGCCGATAGGGGCAGATAAGTTAGAGAATACAGCAAGATTAACGAACGACATTTTGCCCCCTGTTACTCAACCCCGGATACGTGAGGAATGTTGATTGTTGTTTTGATTCCATTGATGATCTGCCTAACAACTTCTATCTCAGCTTCGCTAGAGTGCTCAGTCTGAAATGAATAATCAAGAATTACGCATGCAGCAAGACCGAGGAATCTTTCGCTTGCATACGACCCTGGATTTGACATGGCAACGATTTCCAGATAGTCAATCGCCTCTGTTGCAAGGGATCGACGGAAGCGTCTATCGGGGCCTGTCATTACATCCGGCAAAAGCTCAAGCATCGCAATTAGCCGATTTACCATAATCTCCTGAGCGGTAATCTTGGCAAGGATTAATTGATCGGAAAAAACCAACTGTTGCTTAGTCGTCATTTTGAAAGCTCCATGAGCGTGATTAGATCGAGATCAATATAATAAATGAAATGCAATTCCAAGTCCGTAATCGGGCGGCTTGCGCCATACGAATTAACGCTTTTTGAAATGCGTTCAAGAATTGCCGGAATGTCGTGCTGCCCTCTGTGCTTTGTGCGAAGAACATTCGAGAAGTCGTGCGCATCAAACAGATCATAGTTCGGATTTTTTTCTCTGAAGTCAACCAGAGAATCCAATTTGGTATGCAGCGAGCCGGCATAAAGCCTATATGCCTCATCCATCTGCTTACCGTTATTTATTGCGTCCATGTTTTTTCTCCAGTAAAAGCGGCTAGGCGGTACTGCCTTGCCGCCCTCACCAATTACAGCAATGTGGTCAGCTGAAACAGAACCAGCAAGACGGCCAAGGGTGCCAGGCCAATCAACAATACTTTGAGTGAATTACACATTTTAAGCTCCGTTTGGTTGGTGCCGCGAAAACATTCCGGCCAAGTTAAGAATTTGTCGATGAGAATCGATCTCATTGAATTATTTTGTTGGCGTGGCTGCCTTTTTCGGCGTTACGGCCTCGGTGCGATTGTTGTTTTGGTTGCTGTGACTCTTAACGCGAGCAACTGCGTGCGCAGGCGTAGGGGCAACAACGGCAGCAAGTATTGTCGCCAGGATTGCAGTGGTCAGTACTATGGCAACAACTTCAAGGGTTGACTTCTTTTCTACTTTGTGATCCATTTAATACTCCAAAGATAATTCAGATAAGAGAATATAGCACAGACAGTTAATCCATGTCAAGCATTATTTAGTCTGCGTGTGCGAGGCTTTGCAGCAATAGCGCTATTGTTGTCGACCTATCAAGTATGAATTCGCGCGATTCGGAGTAGAATCCATCCAGACATTCAGCTGCATCAATGATATGGTCAAGCTCTGCATAGATTGCTTCGATAAGCTCATTTTTGTCCATTTGTATATTCCTCGTAATATTGCCAGGTGTATCCGCCACATACACCCATTGTACCACACTTTTCCCCAAAGTCAATACTTTCTTCAAAATATTTCGTATTTTTGTTGTTTTGTTGCGCTCATACCACACTTTTAAAAAATAAAACTTGACAGAGTTGTTTTTTTCGTATATAATGTGTTGAAGATGGGCGGGAAGGTTGGCATTATTTCCCTACAAACGAAGTTTGGGTTCACTCTTCCAGGATTTTACAATTTGGTTGATTGAGGCGCAGCCGAGTATCAATGTGAATTCCACTTTAATCCAATTATATTCAATTTGCATCATAAAGCAAACATGGGCCGAGAAGGTCATCAGGTCATACAAAATTAGTCTTGCGAGCGTCGAAGACGGTGATGAAGGGCTGCGAAGCTGCACTGAATCACAAGTGGGTTACATGTTACCCAATCACCCTGGCAAATAAGAATAGATATCATCTTAATGAGTAAAATGCAATTAAATTGTAACAAATTGTAATATTTATTGTATTTTGTGTGTTTATCTATTGACAAATCGATAAACGCATGATATAATTATAGTTTGAAGATGGGCGGGAAGGTTGGCATTATTTCCCTATATAAAGGTTCTGGCTGATTAGGTAGTTTGTGTTTTGTTTTTGACTTTAAGTGCAAAGCACAATGTTTTTAACGATCAGCGAAGCTGGTGATGAATGAGGCGAAGGCCGAATGAATCACAAAAGGTTTTATAGACATAAGTATAATAAAAAAAATAACTTGTAATTTTTAATGAATTCATATATGATTCAATTTAATGAAATTTTGTAAAAGTAAATTAACTTACGCTTTTGAATGAACTTGTTCATTCGCCGGCTAAGCAGCTTATATTAAAGTAAATGCAAGGACTATAATGAAAAATGCAAAGAGCGCATTTTTATATATAAAACCCACACGTACATGCCATGACATCATTCTTTGACAAATACACTTCAATCAGGGAACTCTACAGAACATCTCACCTATCTGTAAGGGATATAGCCGATCAATTCTCTGTAGATATTGAAGATGTACACGCGGCAATTAGGGGCGAAATGCTTGATATCCATATTGGCCCAGTGTCAAGGTGCAAGCCAGAGGTAATTGCACAATTCAGCGAAGAAGACGTTAAAACGGCCATAGAGGCGTTTGTATTATCTGGGTATGTACAGGTACTACCCCCACAATTTAAACGCCCTGTGCGTTGATCTGATGCGTTCTAGGCATATTTGAAATGAACAAGCCCACCAAAAAGGAAATAAGCATGTCAACTATCGTTCCTGTAGTTATTGAAAAATCTGGTCGCGGAGAGAAAAGTTATGACATGCACTCTCGAATGCTTAAGGAGAGGATAGTTTTTCTTAACGGAGACGTTGACGACGATAGCGCGCACGCAATTATCATGCAGCTCATGTACCTGAATGCATCAGACCCGGAAGAGGATATCACGCTCATTATCAATAGCCCAGGTGGCAGCGTTTATTCTGGTCTTGCAATATACGACATGATGCAAGCGATCAGCAATGACGTTGTAACGGTTGTCTCTGGAATCGCCATGAGTATGGGTTGCTTCTTGGCATCAGGTGGAGCCAAAGGAAAGCGCTTCTCATTGCCAAACAGCAGGATTATGGCTCACCAAGTTAGCAGTGGAACGCGTGGAACAATTGTTGACATGAGAGTTGATCTAAAGGAAACAGAATACCTGAACAAGAGATTGTTTGAAATTATGTCTGCAAACACAGGTAAGACGCTCAAACAAATAGTGAAGGACTGCGACAGGGACCTATTCTTATCTCCGCAAGAGGCCGTTGAATATGGATTCCTTGATAGGGTTATTTACAATCTGTCAGACATTAACAATGGCGAGGATGAATAATGTCTAATTTGACAATTTCCAGCGATGACTCAGAAAGAAAAGCGACTCCGATTGCAACTGGAGTTCTTGCATATTTTCCTGACGCTTTAGCGGCTGTGTCTAGAGTTTCCCAGGTAGGCAACGATCAGCATAATCCCGGACAGCCACTTCATTGGTCAAAGGGAAAAAGCACTCAGCACGCAGATAGCGCAATACGTCACTTCATGGATCACGGAAAGCTGGACTCTGACGGATTAAGGCACACAGCAAAAGCAGCATGGAGAATTCTTGCTTTGTTGCAAACTGAGATCGAGGCCGAAAAAAATAACTTGACATACGACGAATATATTGCGAAACTGAAGTCTCAATAAATCTATCCAGAGGACAATATGAAATTTCTCGACCCGTTTTTTAAACAACGCCACAAAGAGGTGGAAGTTACAATAACCACATTTGATCGCAACGGCGATACAATTGGCATTGTCGAGAGAGAGGATCATATGTTTTCTAATTTAGACGACATTATTGATTTCGGTGCGTATTATTTCGCAGACTATTTGCCGCGCACAATCCTTGTTGAGAAGTCTGGAAAAATCCTGTTTCATGGTGAGATAAATGCCAAACAAAAATAATGACGACATAACAGACGTTGTATTTGATGATGCAGATACAGACCGCCTCAAGAAGGCGGTTGATGCGTCTGACATACGCGGAAAGATAGTTAAAAAAGTGGGATCATCTGGTCGCGGGGGATATCGTGAAGGGGTTGGTAGGGGGCCAGAGTTCTGGCATGCAGTTGAGTCAGACTACAGAATGGCTACTCTTACGGTAAGAGAGATTGCAAAAAAGCACGGGGTAAGCGAAACTTCGATAAACAAAAAAGCCAAGACTCTTGGATGGAAAAGAGACCTGAAAAAAAGAGTTGACGAACGAGCCGATCAGATTATACGTGAAAGGGAGCAGGCTGCAAGAGATAGGGCAGAGCAAACGGAGTCTGCAAAATCTGAGGCAATTGCGCTAAGAGATCAGTCCAGGGCAACGCCAGGCGGAATTCTGATTGACGATGAAATGCTTGAGTTTTCTGCAAGGGCGGTTGCGGCAATGAAGCTGTCTCACAGACAAACAATTTCAAGGTATCGTGCATTGTCTGATCAGCTTCTGGAGGAGCTTGAAGGACAGACGGTAATGAAAGAAGAGCTTCAACAACTTGCTGAGCTGATGGAAGAAAATTCAGAAGATGCAAGAGATAAGATGTCTCAGATTTTCAAAAAGGTAATTGATACTCCAAGCAGAGTTAATTCGTTTAGACAATTATCAGACACGCTCAAAACCATGATTTCCTTGGAAAGGAATGCCTACGGAGTGTTCGATAAAAACGAAGAGAGACTTGTTGGTGAGTCAATTGCAATATCCAATGTTGATGAAATGAGTGACGAAGAACTTATGAGGATTTTAGGGCCATCGCCCAGCGGAGAGTAAAATGACCGACAAAACGCTTACATATGACGGAATGAGTCTACACTCAGGTGACTTTTTTAGTCTATCCGATATATCGGCAAACAATTTCTCAATAGAGGATATTGCCTATGGATTGTCTGGCGTATGTAGATTTAATGGTCACGTTAAAAACTACATGCATTATTCCGTGGCCCAGCACTCTGTTATTGTTTCGCAGAACGTGCCACGCGAATTTGCTCTTGCCGCATTAATGCATGATTCCTCAGAAGCCTTTATTTGCGATGTGCCATCTCCGCTAAAAAGACGCCTTTCTCAGTATTCTGATATTGAGGGCAGTGTAACTGATGCAATATTCGCAAAATATGGAATAGGCATTGCCGCAAACCATAGCGAAATAGTGACTTCGGATATGCGTGCGCTTGTTACGGAAGTGCGAGACGTTCTCTCTGAGGGCCAGAAAAAATATTTTGACAAGTATGGTAATTTTGAGCCATTCCGTGATACGATAGAACCTATTTCTAGAAGAGAGGCAGCATACATGTTCATGAAAAGGTTTCAGGAAATCACCGGAGCAATCTAATGTTTTTCAAAGAGCTTAAAAAATACGCTGACGGATCGCCAACATCACTTCATTGCCCTGGTCATAACTCTGGCAATGCGCTTTCTCATAGTCAGGCCTCAGCTGATTTTTTGTCCTTCTTTGGAAAGAATCTATTTCTTGCCGATGCATGCAATTCCGTAGATCAGCTTGGGCAGCTTCTTACACACTCAGGAGGCATTGCCGAATCAGAGGGTTATGCCGCTTCTGTGTATGGAGCAGATAAGCTATACTTCTCTGTTGGTGGCACCTCTGCGTCAAACAGAATAATCGTGTCTTCAGTTTTGTCTGAAGGTGATATTGCTATTGTTGACAGAAATTGTCACAAGTCTGTTATGCACGCCATAATAGAGTCTGGCGCAATCCCGGTGTACCTAGTTCCATCTCGCGGGAATAATGGAGAGATTCTTGGCGTCGACTCTAGTCAGCTCACAAAAGAAAATATATGTAGCGCTATCGGAAAATCGCGACTTATCGGATGGGGCGGAGATAGGCGGACCGTCTTGGTATTAACACAGGCAACATACGACGGAATTATGTATAATTGCCAAAGAATATCTGACGAGCTATCTTCTATGATGCACGCGATTCATTTTGATGAGGCGTGGTCTTCTCATACGTATTTCTCTGGATGGTATAGGGGATACAGGGCAATGGATGTCGTTGATAATGTGTGCCCCATCTTTTCTTCGCAGTCAATACATAAAACATCGTTGGCGCTCACTCAGTCATCGCAAATTTTAGTTAAGGATGGCGTAAGAAAACATAATGGGCCTTCGCTTGATCAGTCATATCTTATGCACTCGACCACCTCACCAAGCTATCCGCTGATCGCCTCATGTGATATGAATGCCAGGGCAATGGAAGAGTCTGGTCGTGATCTGGTGGCAGAGGCAAGGAAGGTTGCCATGATGATTCGAGATAAGATTGGCTTTCTCGCAGAAAAAGATAGCGACTTCTTTTTTAGAGTGTCTTTTCCGCAATTTGAGAGGGGACTCCAAATTCACGACGTTACCAAGGTCACAATAACATGCGGAAATGTTCCAGCTGCCATCGTTAGCGATCACCTTGTGTTTCGAGGAATTAACGTTGAAAAGGTTGGCCTATACTCGTTTTTGGCATTAATTACCGTCGGAACGCCTCGTCCTTATGTTGACATGTTGATTAATTCATTGTCAGAGTTTTGTTCTGTATACAATCGTGATGTTGGCGGAATGCAACAAGCGGCAAAAGAAATTAACACGACTCTTGCAGAGTATGATATAATCAACATCTGCAATTGGGCGTATACGATTTTGCCGGACCAAGAGATGATTCCTCGCAGGGCGCATAATGCGCTGATATCTGGCAAAAGCATCCCCGTGCCTTTGGCTGAATTACACGGACAAATATCGTGCGTAATTGTCGCGCCATACCCACCGGGAATTCCTGTTATCATGCCAGGAGAAGTATTCTCAGAGGTTGTAATTAAATACATTTCTGCCTGTTTGGCTCTAAATGATAAACTCGGAAGAGATATATTGCCAGTGCATGGCGTCCGAAAAATTGATGGCAAATATTTTATAGATTGCTGCGAATGACTTTAAGCGCAAAACAAAAGGCAGCTCAAGAGGTTCTTTCTCGTCGCAAGGCGAGACAGGATATCTGCGAGTTCGCAAGACAGATATACGTGCCAGGCAGGCCGGATGGCGCAGGCGTTGCCACGCACCACGAGCTTATACTGAACAAGCTTAAAGATGCGATGGAAAAGCCGTACGGGCGCTTGATGATCTTCTTCCCCCCAGGTTCTGCCAAATCAACTTATGCGTCATGGGTTGCCCCGGCATACTTTATGGGGATGAATCCTGGCTATCGCGTTATCTTCGCAACCTATAACAAGGATCATGCGGACTATAATGCCAAGAAGCTGATGAAAATCTTTGAATCGCCGAGATATCAGACATTGACCGGGACAAAGCCGCAGATGGGTTCATTCTCGTCTGATCTCGGACTTGAGCTTGAAAATGGAAGCAGCTTTACACCGGCAGGTATCAAGACCGGCATTACCGGTAAGCGCGCCGATATGGTTATAATTGATGACCCGGTCAAGAATCGCGAAGAGGCAGACTCTATGTCTGTACAAGATTCTGTTTGGGCAGAATATTCAGACTCCATTAAGTCTCGTCTGATTCCTGGCGGGTCTCAGGTTCTGATTATGACGAGATGGTCGATAAATGATATCGCCGGCAGACTGCTTCCAGAAGACTGGAAGGGCGAGTCTGGAGAGATTTTGTGTCGAGATGGCACAATGTGGGACGTTTTGTGCGTTCCTGCTATCTGCGAAAAGCCAAATGATCCAATGGGTCGCGAGATTGGCGAATCTCTTTGGCCTGAGTGGTTCGACTCTCAGCACTGGGATCAATATAGACTTGGCGACAAACGGACATGGGCATCGCTGTATCAGCAGAGACCAGAGATAGAGGGTGGCGTTCTATTTAATTCAGCAGATGTTCTTAGCTACGAGGGTCTTCCGTGCCAATATCCAGTTACATGTGATACGGTTTATGCATGCCTTGATACAGCATTTAAGGCCGGAGACAAGAATGACGGAACCGCAATCGTGTTCTTTGCCAGATCAATGCACTTCGGCACACCGCTGATCGTTCTAGACTGGGATGTTGTTCAGCTTGACTCTGAGATGATGACGGACTGGATTCCGCAGCAGCTTACACGCCTAGAGGAGTTAAGCGTTGCGTGCAGGGCGAGATATGGGAGCGCTGGGATTTGGGTTGAGGATAAGGCCGCTGGCACCGCCATGCTGTCTTTTGCCGCCAAGAAGGGCTGGCAGCTAAACGCAATCTCTTCCAAGTTCACATCGCTTGGCAAGGACACCAGGGCAATATCCATCACAGGATATATGGGTCTGCGAAATGTAATGCTGTCAGATCACGCATACAACAAGCAAGTGAAATTCAAGAACTCAACAAGAAATCATTTCATGTCTCAGGTATTTCAATATCAGCTTGGCAGAAACAATCAAGTTGATGATCTTGTGGATGCATTTGCATATGGAGTGTCAATTGGACTCGGAAATATGGAGGGCATGTAATGAATGTTTATGACGCGGCCAAACAGAGAATAGAGTATATATTCTCTAAATTTGACAATGTCTATATTGCATTTAGTGGCGGCAAGGATAGCGGAACACTTGTTAATCTGGTGTACGACTTTCTACGCAGCCCGGCCGGCGCTGGCAAAAAATGCACAACGTTGTTCATTGATCTTGAGGGTCACTACAAGCGCACTCATGACTTCTCCTGGAAGCTTATGATGGATAATGCACATCTTGCGACGCCGATGTGGATATGCCTTCCTATGCGCTCCTGGAATACGGTTAGCATGCATGAAACCTGGTGGAAGTTCTGGGACCCAGAAAAGAAGGATAAATGGGTTCGCCCAATGCCTGAGTCTGAATATGTTATCAACAGCGATAACAACCCATTCGGCAGATTCTGGCACGAAGGAATCACATTCGAGGACTTCATTACTGAATTCGGCGACTGGTTCGCAAAAGAAAATGGCGGCAAGTGCGCCGGACTGGTTGGCATCAGAACGCAGGAGAGCTTGAATCGTTGGCGCGCCCTGAATAGGGATGACGTTTCTCGCTTCGAGAATGTAAAGTATTCGGTAGTAAAAACCGATCTGACTGTCAACTTCTACCCAATTTACGATTGGACTGTAGAGGATATTTGGACATATCACGCAAAAACTGCGGCGCCATACAACGAGACATACGATCAGTTTTACAAGGCTGGCGTTGCGCTTGGAAAGATGCGCATCTGCGAGCCGTTCGGAGATGAACAAAAAGCCGGCCTGAATATGTTCAGAATCATTGAACCAGAGACTTGGGGCAGGCTTCTTGACAGGGTTAGTGGCGTTAATTTCGGCAATATCTACTGTGGAACCAAGGCAATTGGTTCGGCCGACATGACGCTACCTGCTGGACACACGTGGAAGTCGTACTGCAAGTTCTTGATGAAGACGCTTCCGACCGCCACAAGAGACAATTATATGTCTCGGTTCGTAAAGTACATTAAGTATTGGCATTACACCGGCTCTCCAATGCTGCCGCAGCACATCAAAGAAATACCTGCTGGAGCCGCTGTAAATACAGAGAAGTTTAGCAAGAGAGGTCGCGGAGAAAAGCACGTAGTGAAGTTCAACAAGATTCTTGACGACCTTCCTGCAATTTACACAAAGTGCGATGTTCCTACGTGGAAGAAATTCTGCTCCGTGATTCTTGCAAACGACATCACCTGTAAGAGATTGGGATTCGCAATTACCAAGCATCAACGCGATCTTCGCAAAGAGGCCCTAAAGAAATACGCTCGCAAAAAGGAAATATCGAAATGACGTCTCCAGTTTATAATGTTCGCGCAGTCCCCCTGGCAAAAATTAGGGCAAACGCGTATAACCCAAACTCGGTTGCTGCGCCAGAAATGAAACTTCTGGAAACCAGCATATGGGAAGACGGCTATACGATGCCAGTTGTGTGCTATTACTATCCTGACGAGGATATGTACGAAATTGTTGACGGATTTCACAGGTACACAACGCTGAAGACCAGCAAGCGTATATTTGAGCGAGAAGGTGGTCTATTGCCGGTGGTTGTTATTGATAAGCCGATTGAGGGTCGCATGGCATCTACGATTCGCCACAATCGCGCACGCGGAAGTCACTCGATCGACCTTATGACCAATATCGTTGCTGAGCTTGTTGCGTCCGGGGCGTCAGACGGATGGATTCGCAAGAATATTGGTATGGATAAGGATGAGTTATTGCGATTAAAGCAACTTAGCGGGCTGGCCTCTTTGTTTATTGACAGAGAATTTTCTGAAGCAGACCAATAAGGCTTGACAAATCGATAGTCGTGTGGTATAATGTTATTATCACGCGGCTATCGCAAACTAACAGGAATATCAAATGGCAATAGCAAAAAACTCCAGCGGCATCAAGATTCTGTGCTTTGATATCGAATTATGCCCTATTGAGGCGTATGTATGGTCTCTGTGGGATCAGAACATTGGACTCAATCAGATAAAGGTTGACTCCTCTGTTCTTTCATTTGCTGCAAAATGGGTTGGAGATAAAAAGTCTGAGATGGTGTATGCAGACACATTCCTTCAAAAAAACCAAAGAGACGACAAGGCTATAATTCAAAAGCTTTGGAAATTGTTTGACGAGGCAGATATTATTCTTGGGCAGAATTCCGACTCTTTCGATATTAAGATTGCCAACGCAAGATTTCTTCAGCATGGATTGCCGCCACCAAGGCCATATATTACCATCGACACAAAGAAGATGGCAAAGAGTGCGTTCAGATTCACAAGCAATAAACTTGAATATATGAGCGATAAGCTTTGCACAAAGTACAAGAAATACTCGCACAAAAAGTTTCCTGGCATGTCGCTTTGGACTGAGTTTCTGGCGCGCAATCCGGAGGCTCAAAGAGAGATGCGCGTATACAATGAATTTGACGTTCTATCAACAGAGGAGCTTTACTTGTTGTTTAGGCCGTGGTACAAGAATCACCCGAATATTAATCTGCACAAAGCGGAAAGAGACCTGCATCATTCTTGCCCATCATGCGGCTCTAAGAATTTGCAGCGTCGTGGAGAGCGACATACATTGAGTCAGTCATTTGCAAGATTCCAGTGCAATGACTGTCATTCATGGAGTTCGGCCGGAATCAAGGGATTAACCAGGGCGAAGTAATCGCACTGTAACTTAAATCGGAGTAAATAATGAGTGATGACTTCTCCAGCTTTTCGGTTGGGAACACATCTGATTTCTTTAATATGATGATCGGCGCCAGGGACATCAACCCTGGCGACCCGGTCTCTTATCAGTTGTGCAAAGATATTTACACGTTGCATCCGCTTGGCGCAAAGCTTGTTGAAGCTCCAATCCAGATCGCAATGTCGCAAAATAGGGAAATTCACGTTCAGTGCTCCGCTGAAGAGCGAGTTCGTGAGCAGTTCTGTTCGGTGTGGAAGGAAATGTCCATTGACCGTCAGATTGCCAATCTGTGGCGTATATCCAGAATCTACGGAACATCCACTCTGGTGTATGGTGCTCGTGGAGCAAAAGAAACAAATGCGCCGGTTGATCTTCGCAAGGTTAGGGCTGACGAAATCTATTTCAGCGTCTTGGACCCGATGAATACGTCTGGCAGCTATACCACAAGCCAAGACCCATTGGATGAAAACTTCCAGAAACCGACAGTTATTGTGGCTGCTGGTCGACAATTCCATCCAAGCAGGGCATTTTCGCTCATGAACGAAGATCCGCTCTTTATAAATTGGAGCACTTCATCTTTCGGTTACTCTGGTCGCTCGGTCTATCAGCGCGCATTGTATCCCCTGAAGTCGTTCCTGTATAGCATGGTTGCCGACCAAATTGCCACCGTCAAAGCTGGTGTCCTGGTTGCGAAGACAAAACAGACATCTGGCTCCAATGTTGACCGCGGAATTATGGCAATGTTCGCCCGCAAGCGCGAAGTCGTCAAAGAGGCTAAATCCGGCAATGTAATCTCAATCGACGTGGATGAGTCAATCGAATCCGTTGATCTGGCTAACATGTCCACGGCCCTTGAGGTTGCTCGCATGAACATTCTGGAAACAATCGCGGCCGCAGCAAGCATGCCAGGCCGACTGCTGACCTCCCAGGCATTCGCTCAAGGGTTCAGTGATGGCTCAGAGGACAGCAAGGCAATCGCACTGTTCATCGAGCTGGAAAGAAGTCGCCTGAATCTGCTTTATGACTTCATGACCAACATTGTTCAGTACGTTGCATGGACTCCTGAGTTCTTCAAGTCTGTTCAGGTTACCAACCCAGAGTATGCCGATATGACGTTTGAGCAAGCATTCTTCCAGTGGAGGGATTCGTTTGATGCTCGCTGGCCTAACCTGATTGTTGAACCAGATTCGAAGAAAATTGAGACACAAGAGTTGAAGCTTCGCTCGGTTATGTCTGCAATTACGGTCATGCAAAACAAGATGCCACAGGAAGAGTATGCAAAGCTGCTGGAGTGGGCAACAAGCAATATCAACGAGTCCGCTCACCTGTTCAAGTATCCGCTTGATCTTGACTTTGATGCCATCGCAGCATATGAACCTCCAGTCGAAGATAACAAGCCGCTTGAAGGCCCTGCCCCATCATACGTGTAACAAGTAACCTGGACCCCCGTAGCTGGGGGTATTTACATGCCAAATAAATTCGATGAAGTACTGAAAGAGGCTGTGGCGCATTTCTCTGATAAGGGATATACGTCTGACTCTGACCTTAAGATTTGGATAGCAAGGCTAACATCTGCAATGGATGAGGCTCTTGAGCCAACTCACGTTGCAAATCAAAAGATGCGCATTGCCCTATCTGGCGTGTATGAAAAGATGGTTACGCGTGGCGGTGCAATCAAATATCACGAGGGCATCAAAAAGGGTACAGTTGAGCGTCTGTCTGGCCGAGCAAGGCTTGAGCTGAACAAGCGAATTTTTGTTGCTAACGAAGTAATCTCTAATCGTCGCCTGGAACTCAAGGCCAAGATGCTGGCATCATTCTCTGGCTGGATTAGCTCCATCCCGAATGAGTCTGTGATCTCAGCCGCAGAAAGGCGTGACATCGAGCTTACAATCAAGGCACCAGTAAAACAGTATGGCATGTCCGTTCGCAATGTGCAGATTGACCAGTCAACCAAGCTAACCGCAGCAATTAATCGTGTTGTGGCGGACGACGGTGGCGCCATAGCAGTTGAATGGCACTCTGACTGGCAAAGGGCCGGGTACAACTACAGGCCGTCCCACAAGGCTCGTGATCGCAAGGTCTATATGCTCCCCAATACATGGGCAGTGAAAGAGGGACTGGTTAAGCCTGGTGCGAATGGCGTATATGGCAAGGATATTACAGAAGCAGCAGAAGAGCCAAACTGTCAGTGTCACGTTATTTTTATTTATAACATCAAGAGACTGCCAGAGGATATGTTGACCTCTGCTGGAAAGAGGGTGGTTGGCGGTGAGTGATAAAAAAATCATTAGTCGCAAAGAGGCAATTGCTCAGGGTCTGAAATTTTACGACGGAATGGAATGTAAATTCGGGCACGGAAATAGCCGCTATACAAGTAATGGTTGCTGCGTTATTTGCGACTCAGAAAGACACAAAAAATCATACTCGGCCAGGCCGTGGTCGCACATAATCAGAGGCGCAAAGACTAGGTCCGATAAATCATCTCAACAGTTTAATTTAGACGACGACTGGGCAGAGATGACATATTCCGGCGTATGCGCAATAACTGGCGCAGAGCTTGTGTCCGGACCATCAATCAGATCGTGGACTGGTCCAAACCCACTCTCCCCATCAATCGATCGAATTGATCCGTCAAAAGGATATACAAAGAATAATTGCAGATGGGTATGCCATTGGGTAAATTCGGCCAAGCTGTCCATGTCTGACGAAGAATTCAAACAAGCCCTCAAGTCAATCATTCCATTTGCAAATAGTTGAAATCATGGAAAATAAAATTAATGATTTTTGCTTTACGGCTGATAGCGATTCTTTTTGTGTTTACGCTCATTTTAAACACAACGAAGACGTGCCATTCTATATTGGTAAAGGGAGGCTATCTAGGGCATATTCCAACATAGGTCGCCTAAACTCATGGAAGGCCGCGGCTGCTGATGGATACATGGTGTCAATTATTGCGGTTTTCTCGGATTCACAAGAAAAAGAGGCATTTGAGCTTGAGGCATCTTTGATCGCAACGCACTGGCAGCACCTGGTTAATGCCAATGTTGGTCGCAGCAAAAGCTATGCCGATAGAAAATTAGCAAAAAAAAGAACTTCGGCAAGCTGTGACACAACAGAGACAAAGAGGCTCTTATCTGCACAAAAATTAGGCAATCTAAAGCAGGCTCAGATTTGCGAAATCTACGCAAGATATTATTCCAAAAAGTCAACAATTAAAGAATTGGCTGAGGATTATGGCATAACTGAAGAAATAATAAAGCTATTGATTAATTGAAATTGATAGTTTTAATTATTGCAATGACAATAATTGTCCACCACGGTATTGGTGATTTGCCATGATATAATGTATATATGCATCGAGTAATATGCGTTTGCTCATGCATCCCATATACCATAAAAAGGGCGGCGATAGCTGCTCTTTTCCGTTTTATCCTCCCAAGAAAGAGACTGAGCACAATGCCAGCATCCAATCAAAATCGCGGAGTCGGTCAATCGTTCCCTCCGGGTCAGGGCCAGCCTGTCAACCAAACCCACCCACTGGACCGCACTCCACCGCAAATACCACCTAATCACGGTATCCGCCCGCCAAACCATTGATTTTAAAGGTTTTCTATGGACCAACGCAATTTGTTTAAAGAGTTGGCCGAGGCGTTTGCCAAGTTGCACGAGATGAGAGAAGCTGCCCCAACAGAGCAGCTTCCGGAAAAAGAAACCCAATTGACTCGCGAAGAGTTCCCGCAAGAGGGGCTTGCGTCTCCACTGGACTCTGTCTCGGCAATATCCAACTACACAGTAACCCCAGAACCTGAAACGCAGATTGAATCTGACCAACCAGAGCTGGCTAGCGAAGATGATCCAGAAACGGCGGAGGTTGTTCATGTTGCTGCGGACGCATCAGAGCAAATCACTGAGCTTTCCGTTGCAAAGCAAATAGCAGATGGCACCATCTCTTCCCCCCAGAAGTTTGGCGGAATGACCCTGGTGAATATGCGCGTCACTGGCACTGGAGTTGCTTACAGGTCTGCAATAGACGAATACTGCTTTAGAGACCCCGCCCTGTATATGAATCAGGAGTTTGTGGATCGTTGTGCTGGCTTGCCGGTGCTTCTTGATCACACTGAAGGCGGATTCCTGGCAGACGAAGAATACAAGTTGAGGAACGTAGGCTCTCTGTTCTACACATACCTCAAACCCGACTCAAATGAAGTATGGTCGGTAGCAAAGATTTATGACGAAGCGACGGTTGAGATGATGGCGGAAACGCAATTGTCCACCTCCCCCGCAGTTGTCTTCACAGATTCCGACGAAAATCGGATGATCGAAATAGGCGGCACGCCTATTCTAGTAGAAGGAAAGCCCACCTTTCTTGATCACCTAGCAATATGTGCTCAGGGAGTTTGGGACAAGTACGCCGCTCCACAAGGCGTGTCTGCATTTAATGATAATCAACCCATTGAGGATGAACCAATGACTACAGAAGTCAAAAACGATGCTCAAGTAGAAATGCTTGCCTCCATCGCCGATGCTCTGGCCCGTTTGACTGCACGTCTGGACGCAGTTGAAGAAGCCAAAAAAGAAGAAGATAAGAAAGACGCTGAAGAAGAACTCGAAATCGAAGCTAAGGCAAAAGAAGACGCCGAACTCGAAATCGAAGCCAAAGAAGAAGAAGCTAAGAAAGACGAGTCCAAAGCAATCGCCGAAGCCTTTGCCGCTAAGATCGCCGCTCTGGAAGCTGCAATGCCGAAGGCCCTGTCTGACGAAGAATACGCTGCAATGGCCGACGCACAAGAAAAGGCTGCTGCTGCTCTGTCGATGCATGGTGAGTCCGCTCCCCGCGCAATGGCTGGTGAAACCGTTCTGCAATACCGTCAACGCGTTGCCGCAAAACTGAAGCGTTACAGCGAAAAATTTGCTGCTATCGAAATGTCGAAGCTTGACAGCGATATGTTCGCAATCGCAGAAGAAATCATCTATGCTGATGCTGTTGTTGCTGCAAAGACTGCTCCTGTTGGCGTCGAAGCTGGCCTGCGCACCGTTGTTACTACTGACTCGTCGGGTCGTCGTTGCAATTCGTTCGTTGGTAGCCCGAAGGCATGGATGTCGGCATTCTCGCTGGAACCGCAAGTTGTTACGGCCTTCAACACACAACGTTAATCTTAGCGTCATATAAAAGGAATATATAATGGCTGCTTCCGTACCTTTCAATCCGTTCGTACAAACCACGTTTGCTGGTTCCTTCCGCGCAACAACCGAAGGCTTCCTGGCTGGTACTACGATGGATGACTTTGATCTGGCTCCGCGCCTTGCTGGTGGTGTTCTGGCTGCTACAGAAACCCTGCCGATGACTGGCGGCGTTGCAATTTCCGAGTACACACCTTCCGTTGCTCTGGCAAAAGCTGCTGGCGGCAATATCGCTCGCGCAACCGCAGTTGCTAACATCACTGGCTTCTCGGTGTTCAATCAAGCTCACCACATGATTTCTACTCCCCAATCGACCGCTCCTAGCGTTGGTTCGGGTGGTGGCGTTCATTTCGTGCGTCTTGGCTCCAACGTCCGCCTGGCCGTTGCAATGAACCCGTCGCTGGTTTCGACTGACGGTGGCTTGATCACCCAACAATTGTCTTGGGATTTCGCTGCTCAACGTTTGATCGCTTATGATGCATCGACAGCAACTACCGCTGTTACCAGCATCACTTCGTCGTTCTCGAACGGTGTTTACACTTTCGCTGTTGTTACCACTGTCCCGTCGCTGGTTGGCGCAGTTGGCGATGCAATCACAGTTGCTGGCGTTACTGGCACTGGCGCTTCGCTGGTTAATGGCACGCAAGTTATCACTTCGTTCACCGACGCATCGCATTTCAGCTTCCAAATCACCGCCGCTTCTGGCGCAATCGCTACCGGCGCTCTGGCTGGCACGATCACCCTGGTGAACTCGGTTGGCCTGCTGAATGTTCGCGTTCTGCAAACTAACGTTGGCAACAGCCGCGTAGTCGTGACCGATCCGGTTACTGGCTTCAGCACGTTCAATCCGAACGGCTCCGCTGCCGTAATCTTGATCTAATTAGGAGCTATATAATATGGCAAGTTTCGCACCTACTCAAGTACGCGTTAATCCTTCGCTCGTACTGCCTGAAGTTCTGCTGCCGTACACGCAAGCTTCTGGCGCTTTTTCCCTGTTGCCGGAAGGCGCTCCTAGCGTTCGCCTGAGCGACATCGACAAAGCCGTCTATATCAACGCACTGCAAATCGACACCGAAGCCGCTCTGGGTCAATCTGCATTCAACGCTCTGCCTACATCGTCGATCGTTCCGCGTCAAATCAGCGCCGCAACCTACCTGATCCGCACGGAATGCCGTTACGACCATCATGACGCCGCAAATATGGGCGCATGGGGCATCAATATCGTTGAAGCCCAACGTCTGGCAATGCGTCAATCGATCCACCAACAACTGCGCAACAACCTGCTGTACGGCGTCAATCCCGCCAACGGCGAAGGTCTGTTGAACGTTGCTGGCGCAACCGCTACTGTTCTGCCGCCTGATAGCAATTCGCACACCACGATTTCGACCTACGCGTCGGATCAGTTGGCCGTGTACCTGCTGTCGCAAATCAATGCAATCAAAACGCGCACCATGCAAATCGGCATGCCTGCCGGTATCCGCGTTCTGACGACTCAACGCATTTTGGGTGCTCTGTCGTACCAAAACATCGTTCAGTTGGCATCGTACCAGATTCCTGGTGGCGGTACTGCGACTGTTACCGGTCAATTGCAAAACATCCTTGGCATGAATGGCGACACCATCACGTTTACCGTTGATGATACGCTGATCGGCAAGGGCGCTGGCGCAACTGATCTGATCATCATCGCTATGCCTGAAGTTAAGAAGCCAATGGCAACCCTGTCGACCAACGAGTTTGCAAAACTGACTCCTGGTATGTCGGCTAACATCGCCATGTTGATGAACGCTGCTGCGCCTGTTGAATTCCCGACTCCGGTTCCGGGTGGTGCTACTCACGTTCTGAGCGAATTGCGCGCGACCGCTGGTTGGGTTCTGCGTCCTGAGGCTCTGACTTTGATCTCGGCTGGTTTCTGATCTTAGTTGAAATGTTGTTTGTATGGGGCCACAGCGTGGCCCCATTCATAATTAATCTCTTGACACGTAAGACGCAAGGTGATATACTTGTGCATTGCGGTGATTAATGCATTATGTTGTTTTGTGAATTGAAACACCCAAACCCACATTATCTTCGGATAATCCACGTTACACGATATTTAATATCCATCGGAGTTTGATTATGAGTTTGTTTATTGCAAATACCACCAAGCAAAACGTTGAAATTGCATACCGCCTTCCGGAAGCAACTCGCCACTTTGTTGAAACAATCCGCGCTGGCTCGCAGGCTGAAATCTACAAGGTTGGCTCGCGAGAAGATCACCTGATCATCATTGGTCAGCTTAAGGCATACGGACTTCGAATGAGCGATGAAATCAAGGGCAACAAAGACTACATCGGTCTGGTCGCAAAATTTGATGTACCATTCACTCGCGATGCAATGGACAACGTCATGGTTGGTAATGACGACGCCCTGAATGCAGGCGCTCTTGAGTTGCGCAAAGCGGCAGCGGCAGCAATGGATTTGAATTTGAAGAAATTTGGTCAAGAGGCAGGCGTTGGCGTCGGCAACCTGGCAGTTGAGATCGTTGAAGACTCTAAGCCAGGCAAGGAAGTTAAAATTAAGGAACGCATCTCTGTTGACTGATTTGCCAATAATAATAATGACCACCACCGGGACGACCAATAATAGTTAAAAAGAGTACCCTCCTGTGGAAGTTATCCGCCCTATAATAAAAATTAAACGATGACAGCTCGCCCGTGTGCAACGCCGGGCTACTTATTCAAAGATGCGGGACGCCTCTGCTTGCATGCACACTTTCCCGTGCCAACACAAATCCCAGGCCAGAAGTGGTTCTGGGATTTTTCTTTCTGGACATTCCAATGACGGTAAATATCACGGATTTCACCACATACGTTCGCAACGTAGCTGGCATGAATACCACTGTTTTGCCCGCGAATGATCCGGGCATTCTTGCTGCATATAACATGGCGATAGATTTGACGCCTGACGTGCTTCTGGATATTAGTGATTTACAATACACAACTGCTGTATATAACTACGGCGTGTCGTATTTGATTAACTGGCAAAATGACCAGACGGGCCAGACGTACTTTACGAATCTGCGCCAGACTCTTGGCATAAATAGCTTTACTGGTGGCGTCGTTGACTCTTCTGGAGATCAGGGGACAAACATGCACATGGACATGGCGGATTTTATTAAAAATCTAAACATGGGTTCATTGCAGCTTCTTAAAGACCCATTCGGAAGGGCATTCTTGGCCGCATGTCAGAGAATCGGTACATTCTGGGACATTTCCTGATAGCAAATTATGACAACCATCAATCTCGGTGTGAACGATGTTCCGTATCCGTCTGAGGATGGAGAAACTAAAACAACGGGACAGGTTGCAGGGCAGCTAGAGCTTGATTACGGCATCGTCGGCGCGTTTATTCAAAAGCACGAAGAGACAATAGCAGATGCAATAGCCATTGGCGTTGAGGACTCCATGGATGCAATTATCTCCGGATCGTCACGCAATATAAATCTCGGCGCTGCAACATCAATAATATCTTCTGCGTTCAAAGAATTTCTTTCTAACTCAGAAATAGAGTCGATGGGAGTTCCTGGAGTCCCAACAAGAGCCGCACTTTCTGGATCAAACTCAAGACTAAAAAAGGGATTCGGCCCGCGTCGACCATCATTTATTGATACTGGGCTATACAGATCAAGCTTTGATGCGTGGGTCTCCGAAGACGGAGAATAATTATGAAGAAGTCTGTTCTGGCAATTGACCTTGGAACAAAATCCGGATGGGCAGCCAGAGACAAGACTGGGGCTATATCCAGCGGATCATATAACTGCAAGCCATCATCATCCGTCAATCACGGGCAGAAGTACATCGCATTCGCCAACTTCTACCAAGAAAAAATATCACAACTTAAACCATCTGTGGTTTATTTTGAGCAGGTGTGTCGTCATGCCGGATATATGGCAGCACACGCATACGGAGCATACCTTGGAATTACTCAGATGGTGTGTTCGCATAGCGGAATAATATGCGTCGGGCTTGGCGTTACAGAAATAAAGCGCGCAATGACTGGCAAGGGAAATGCAAAGAAAGAAGAAATAATTCAGGTTGCGCGGGATTTGGGATTTGATCCTGCCGACGATAACGAGGCCGATGCGCTGGCAATTTTAAGGCTCGCTCTATTTAAGGAAGACTGATATGGCTCAACTGTCTGAGCTGTCAGGCGCAAATAGCGCGCTAGCATCTGCTTTGGCTGCTGGCGTTGAGACACTTAGCGGCGGACAGACTGTAACATTTACGCATTACGACAGGCATATAATTCCAATTGACGGATATGTTTATTGGGTTGCCACGCTGGACATAAATAACAATCCAGTTACAAAAACAATTCGCGGTTCGGTTCACTATTCTGACTCGCAAGAAAGAGCCGCTGACGAGGTGTACACGAGTAGATATTGTGTATTTACAGCAGAGTCTCAGATTGATGACTTTGAGGCGATTGACAGCTCTCAGTTATGGATTGGCACAATCGACGGATTTCAATTCGCATTTGGCGGAAGAGATAGCTTATACAAGCAAGCCAATCTATTTCACTACATAGGAAAATCGCTCTCTCCGGCATTCGCCGCCCAGGTTGTCAGCACTCCTGGATCGTTTGACGCATCGTCTGTTGTTGTTTCAAACAGCCTACCAGCCTGGCTGACGATGACAAGCGTAGCGCCCGTATATCCCGCCTTCCTTTCTCCAGAGAACAGGCCGCTGCCGTTCATCACTGCAAATGTTCTTGATAACACGCAGAAGGCGCTTCAGGCGGAGCCAATTATAGACCCGGCAACTGGATCGCAATACCAGCTTGTTAGCGAGACTGTTGAATTCATAACATACGGACTGCGCAATGCTCAGATAATGGACTTCTACAAGTCCATCACGGATTACATACGCAATGAATCAAATTACATTGGCCTGATGAATTCGCCTGTAATTAAAGATATCAAGAAGGCAAGCACAGAGTTTGATTCGCTTGCCAATAAGAAAAGCATCAGTATTACAATCAATTATTACCAAGCTGCGGTGAGAGCGCAAGCAATACGCTACATCACATCTGCACTTTCATCCTTCTACATTCAATAACATAGGAATACCATGGCGGCTAATCAAATCGTAACTGTCAATGTATCGCAAACATTGGCACCTGCGCTGCTGACACTGCAACGCACAGGTTATATCGTTTCTGTCGGCGGAACTACGCTGGCCGCAAACGGCACAAAACTGCTGACTCAAGTAGCCGATCTGACTGGCTCACAGCCGGTCGCGCTGTCTAACGCATCATTAGCTTGGGCTGGCTCGGTTGTTACAGTAACCACGGCAGTTGCTCACGGACTGACCAACGGCGCACAAATCCTGATCACTATCGCTGGCGTTACTCCTGCTGGCTATAACGGCACGTATCTTGCTACCATCACCGGCGCAAGCACATTCACATACGCGCTGGCATCCAACCCTGGCGCACAAACTGTTGCCGGCACGTGGATTCTGCAATCTGTGGCCGAAGTTGCTGCCGCAGTTAGCACGTTCTTCGCACAAGGCACACAAAATACCGTAACCGTTCTGGAACTCGGCGCAAGCGACACCCCGACCGCAGTTACCAATCTTGGTACATGGCTGACAGCAAACGTCAACGTTGCATACTCGCTGTTGGTTCCGAAGGTGTTTGGCGCGAATGCAGCCTTCCTGAATCTGGCATCGACGTTCACCGCAACGAACGCAATGCAGTACTTCTTCGTTACCGCAACTCTGGCAACCTATGCTTCGATCTCCGCCAAACTGGCAAAATCGATGTTCACTCTGGTTGAAGATGTAACTGCCCCGACGACTGAATTCTCCTGCGCTGCACCGTTCGCCGTTTCGCTGAGCTACAATCCTAGCCCAAGCGCACAAGTTACACCGCTGTCATTTGCATACGTATATGGCGTCACAGCCCTGAACGTTCCGCAAGCAACCATCTCCGCAATCAAAGCTGCAAACGTCAACTATATCGGCAACACTGCTGAAGGTGGCCTGACAAACGTTGCTATATTCTGGGGCACGATGGGTGACACGCAACCGTTCACATATTGGTACTCCGTGGATTGGGTTCAAAGTAATTTGCATCTTGCACTCGCAAATGCAGTTATCAATGGCTCGAACAACCCGCTGGCTCCTTTGCTTTACAACCAGAACGGCATCAACGTTTTGGCAGCTAAGGCGGCTCAGGTTCTGCAATCTGCATCCACATTCGGCCTGGCAACTGGCGCCGTTCAAAAGACTCAACTGGACCCGACAACCTTCTCGACGAATCTGTCGCAAGGCGTCTACAAGGGCTTCAGCGTTATGAACGCAGTCCCGTTTGCAACCTACACCACGCTGTCCCCGAGTGACTACGCAGCCGGCAAGTACGCTGGCCTGAGTGCTGTTTATACGCCGCAACGTGGCTTCCTGTCGATCGTGTTTAACCTGAACGTTTCGTCGTTCGCCTAATCCATCTGGAGATAATTAAAAATGACTACACCTCTGATCCAGTTAGGCAACCTGAATCGTCTGCGTGCCAACGTTATCGTTACCAACAATCCGGCACTCAACGTTCTGAACTACAACCTGGCAGAAGGCGGCATCACCGCAACATTCGAAGGCGAAATGGCAAAGATTATCCCCGCCATGACTTCCACGGTGAACAGCCCCTCCCCTTATCAAATCGTCAACTTGACATTGCATATCAACAGGGCGCAGGCCCTGTCCACCATCTGGTCGCAACAATATCGTAGCGATACCCGGATTGGTCAAGTTATCCTGACATTTGATTCGGCAACGGTTCCTGAGAAAGTACTTCATAATTGCGTCATCACTAACCTTGGTTCGATCTCGATGGATGGCGGCAACGTATCCTTCGACGTGACTATCCGCGGTTACGACGTTATCAATGAATCGCTTTGGAATGTGTAAAAATAACAGTTGACAAACGTAACTCCTTGTGTTATAATGTTTGAGATAGCGTTACTATTTCTTACATGCAGGGAGTTACAATATGTTAATTGAAGTGCCATACAACAAAATTGTCGTGTATGCCCATCGCCGGAAAGATACTGGCGAGATATTCTATATTGGATATGGGTGGTTCGAGCGTGCGTTCGACCAAAGGGCAAGGACAGATGACTGGAAGCTTGAGGCAGTTCGCGGGTATTCCATTGAGATTTTGGGATTTTTCACAGAAGCGCAAGACAGACAGGCTCGGGACGCGGAGCTTGAGCTTCTTCGTCTTTATCGCCCGACATGTAATGTTACTGGAACCGGAAGGGCTTTTCACACAGAAGAGCATAAAGAAAAAAATGCGATCCATTAAGGTCGGCAGGGCGCTATCGACAGAGCATAGAAAGAAACTGTCTGACGCAAAAATAGGAAAAAGAGCCTCAGAAGAAACAAGAAAAAAAATGTCTGATGCTGGAAAGGCCCTCCACGCCCGACGCAAACTAGAACAATCCAAACCCACTCCCACGGAGCCATCCAATGAAGATTGACAAGAAGCTGAATTTGGTCATGAAGGTCACGGCTGATGATGGGTCTGAGATTCACATCCACGCCACACCAATCCACAAGACAGTATTTGATCGTTACATCATCGTATTGTCGCGTGTATTCTCTGACATCTACACAAACGGTCAAGTCATCGTCGGTCCGCGCATCGCGGCAAAGTTGATTCGCAGCCTGGCAACAGAGCTTGGAACTATCGATGACGTGGAGCAGGGACTCTTGAATGAAATCAAGCGCTCAGCAAATGTCATGACACTGACTGATGCTGGATGGCAAACCCGCCCATTCTTTGATTGTGTTCAAAAAGGACTCCTATCGGAGGACGAGGCGGAGGAGGTGGAAAACGTCCTTGCTTTTTTTACCTTAGCCTTGCTCAACCGCAAAGTGGACAGGGAGATAGTTCTGTCACAAATGGGTACAATGTGGGCATTTGCGGGAACCTACTTGAGCATTACGGATTACAAGAATTCCTTGCCGACATCGACCACAGACGAGAGTTCTTCCGAGACGCCGACCACTTAATTGCAGATTACCTTCAATGGCTATCTGGCAGGGGATGGGAAGAATTCTTCGTGAAGAAGCACAAGTTTGCATTCAAGGATGCGCAAGAGTTTCGAGATAGATATTTAACACAGGCGCTCAGAGCAAAGTAATTGCTCTGGGCGTTATTTTTTTGGGGCGTACATGGCTGATAACAAAAAGGTTGTCGTTCAGATCGACGTCGAGACCTCCAAATTTGACGCATTCATTTCCCGCTTTGATAAGTTTCGCCAACAATTAGAGACGTCCCCAGAGGCTGCCAAAAGACTCGTAGACGCTCTTGGTGGCGTTAAGATTGGCGGTGGCGGCTCAGGTATTGGCGGATCGTCCGGATCGTCTGGCGGTGGCTCTGCGTCGCTTGATGCGCTCAATACGGCCAAGGCCAGGGCCAAGAGCACGAAAGACGAAATCAAGCTTGGCAAGGATAAGTTTGACCAAGACAAAGAATTCATGAAGAAGCGCAAGGCTGCTGAGAATGAAGCAAACTCTGGCCTGTTTAACTTCGCAAAGAACGTTGCTGTTGCTGGATTTGCCCTAAGAGACATCAAGTCGGTAATCGGCGGCGCAATCGGCATATATACTGGCACTGCTGCTGGCGCTGGCGCTGATCGCCGCGCATCACAGGGTCTTGGCGTTACATCTGCGCAGCTCAACGCAGCAAAGAATAACCTGTCGCCAATTGTTGACGCTGAATCATTTCTTGGCAATATTCAGGCCAACAAAACCGATATCAACAAGCACATAAATTTTGCAAGACTCGGCATAAATGATTACGACAAAAAAGACAATTTTCAGTTGTCAGCTGAGGTAATCAGAAAAATCAAAAAGGATATGGACGCTCAGGGCGGATATAGCGCCCAAAATGCACGCACGTATGGCTATGACCAGTTTATGTCTGCCGACGAGTTACAGCGTCTAAGCAAGATGAAGGCAGCAGAGGTTGACAAGCTTGTTTCGGCAACAGAGGCGCAAGCCAAGAAGCTTGCAATCTCCGACAAGGATCAGGAAAAGTTTCAAGATGTGATGCGTCAATTTGCCAATATCAAGGCAGAGGCCTTCGTTGGCATTCAGAAGGCATTCTCTACGCTTACCCCGCTGATTTTAACAATGGCTGGTGGCATAGAAAAGATGGTGTCTTTCTGGTCTAGAACTAACTTCTTCGGCGCAAACGAAAGCGACCAAAACGGAGAAAATGCAGCCACAATAGAGGCGCAAAAGACAGTTGAGGGCGGAGATCAAAACGCCAACGCAACATGGATGAAAAATCCAAATGCCGGATGGAAATACTCTGGCGGCGCGAATACCGCAGGGGCTGGCAAGGCAATGTCTCTCGGAAAAAACGGGAGGCTGTCCCCGCAGCAATTAGTTGATCTGGCGGCATCCACTGGAATATCTTCTGGCGTGTCTCCGCAAATGCTTGCAGCACAAATGCTGACAGAGTCTGGCGGCGACCCTAATGCCATGGCAAAGACTTCGTCTGCAACCGGGCTTACGCAGTTTATCAAGGGCACAGCAAATAGGTTCGGCTATTCTCAAAAAGATATGCTTGACCCAAAGAAGGCGGCCAAAGCTCAGGCCATGTACATGAAGTATCTCATGAAGAGATACGGTGGAGATCAAGAGAAGGCATTTGCCGCATATCATGATGGCGAAGGCGCAGTTGACAAAGATATCAAGCAGCTTGGAAATAATTGGCGCAGCGGACTAACTAAAGAGGGCCAGGGATACTACGGCTCAATTATGAAGCACGCAGCCAGAACGCAGAATGTCAATGTGTCCGTAAATAGCAACGTAACAATAAATGACCAAACCGGCGGCAATATATCAGTCGTCTCACAAAAGGCATCTGGGAGTTAATCGATGAGCGTATTAAGAACTGCATATTCGCTTGGCTATGAGATTAGCCCGATAGTACTTACTGGCGGCGTGGCATCCCTCACCCTTGGGGCGATGCCAATCGCTGCGTTATTGCAGGCAGGTGGCGCGGTTGAGTCCCTGCTTAATGGCAGCCTGGACGGAATTCTTGATCTTGATGATTATTTCGCCAAGTTCAAGCCGATGCCAGGCTCCACGCTTCAAAACAATCAGATTGGATTGTATCCATTCGCCAATCAGTCAGTTGCTGCAAACGCTGTAATCACTCATCCGAACGCAATATCAATGATCATGTTTTGCCCGGCAAGTGGCGATGGTGGCTTCTTTCTGAAGACGGCAACCATGACTCTGCTGAAGGCGACTCTTGATAAGCATCGCGATCTTGGTGGCACATACACGGTAATGACTCCAGCATGCATTTATGATAATTGCATATTGACGTCGATACGTGACGTTACAGTGCCTGATGACCTGCAAGTCCAAACAGCATACCAGTTTGACTTTTTGCGCCCCCTCCTCACTCTTGAAGATGCTCAGCAGGCCCAAGACAATCTAATGTCAAAAATCAGTGCTGGCGGTCAATTTCTGACTCAGCCAACATGGTCTGGTATTGGTGCATCAATATCCAACTTCGCATCTGGCGCAATCCAAGATATTTCTGGCCTATTTTAATAGACATTATGACAAAAACCATTACACCATTCACATCACAGTCGGCTGGGAATTTTGGTTTTCAGGCCTCTTTTGATGGGGCCACATACACGATCACAACAAAGTGGTCGTTGTTTGGTCAAAGATTTTATGTTCAGGTTGTTGACAGCGGACAAAATATCATATATACTATGCCGCTTGTGGAGTCTTCTGACTCTGCCGACATTAATCTAAATGCAGGATATTTTAAAACGCCCATGGTATTTCGTGGGTCGTCACAATCCTTTGAGGTTACCAATTAAAAGGCCGACAGATGCGCAGATTTGATATTGTATTGACCGACGCAACAAGCGGCAATGTTCTGCGCAGATGGAATAGCCATAGCGATGCCGGCATATTTAACCCTGGCGCGCCACTTGTGGAATTTGACATCACAGTTAATCAGTATGGCGATGCCGGCGCGGGCAATGATTTTATCAGGATTTGGGGAATCCCAATTCAGGATATATCGTACGCGAGACAGCTATTCCCAAAACCAAACGCAAGCCCCTCGGCCAATATTTCCGTAAGCGCTGGAATGGCGTCAGGCCTTCCGCTTGCGAGCGCATCGCAGTACGGGCCAATTACATTCGGAATTGTTGCGCAATCATTCGGCAACTGGCAGGGAACAAATCAATTTCTTGATATTCTTTTGGCATCGTCAATTCCAGTAGACCTGTCGGCCAACCCAACTGGCGGCATAGTATTCTCTTGGAAAAAGGGCACTTTGATTTCTGACGCAATTAAATCCTGCCTGTCTTTATCATATCCGAAAAAAATAATAAACATCAGCATTCAGAGCATCACAGCAACAGAGGATCACTACGGCATATATAAGTCGCTAGACCAGCTGGCGCTAACAATCACTCAATTAACCGCAGGAAAGGTTATTATACCGAAGTCTGCAAATGCCCCAGCCAGCCAGGCCGCGCCAATTTACGACGGAGTTAAGATTATAAGAACGCCAAGTGGTGGCTTTAGCGTTTTTGATGCGCTAACTGCAACCGCGCCAAAGGCGATATCATTTGTCGACCTTGTTGGTCAGCCAACTTGGGTTAATAACTCTGAGGCTCAATTACAATTGATAATGCGTAGTGATATAGGTGTTGGCGACATAGTGTCCCTCCCATCAACGCAGGTAACGCAAAACTCACTAACCCGATCTGGCGATCAGTCTGGCTTTATTGGCAAGTCAAGCGCGCTGACATTTACAGGAAATTATAGGGTAATTTCCGTGCGCCACGTTGGCAACTCAAAGTCGCCAGACGGAAGCGCGTGGGTCACCATAATTAATTGCATTCCAGCATAATAATCCCGGAGAAGGCATGTCAACTGCATTAAAAAGGAATTTGGGCACCAGCCTAAATGACGTGGCAATCGCAAGGGCGACCGACGCAATTGCAAAGCAGTCACGCGCCCTTCCATGTCACGTAGTGTCCGTTTCTGGCGCAATAATTACCGTTGCATTCGATGTAACAACAAGTTACAATTTGCCCAACGTAACAATCCCCCTATTCGGCCCAGAATATATTCGCTACCCAATCAAACATGGTGATTTGGGCGTGGTCGTTCCAATGGATGTAAGCATTGCAAAGCAGTCCGGACTTGGCACCGATGTGCCAACCGACTCTGGCATCACCAACCTATCATCTCTTGTATTCTTGCCAATAGCAAACACGGCATGGAGTGCGGTTGACCCAACATCTGTTACTGTGTATGGCCCTGGTGGCGTTGTGCTTCGAGACAGCGGAAGCGGTTCCGTGTTTACGCTTACGCCAACTTCAATCGTCATGACAGGCCCGTCTACAATACAGGCAACTTGCGGCGGAACAACAATGTCATTGACCCCTTCTGGGTGGTCAATATCAGGGGCAAACAGCTCATTCTCTGATGGCGCTCATAGCACGTCTGTTTCTGGAATGAACGCGGCCTGGAGCGCACTTGTGACATGGCTAAATACTCACGTTCACGTGGACCCGCAGGGCGGCAATACTGGCGCACCGACATCTCCCTTCTCTGGCTCGAATATTGCCCCATAAGGAATTTTAAATGAGAACATACGGCAGAGCAATTCAGCCAGATGGCTCCGTAAAGTGGATTGAGGTTGACACTGACGTCAACGGGGACAACAGTAACGTGTGGGTAACGACCCTCATACAGTGCCTTAAGTTGGAGCTTGGCGAGTCTCCATTTTTTGCAAAAACCGGCATCCCGGCCAGGGCCGCGCTGGTTCATCAGTTCTTCCCCGACTTCTACGTTGCGCAGCTACAGAAGCAATTTGCAGGAAAATTCGCGGCGCTTTCAATTCAGCGCACCGATCCTAACAATCCAGTGTACTCTGTCTCCATTGTAAAGAATAATGGATCGACCATAGTATTGAGTATCGCTGCCTAATAATCGCACAGGACATATAACATGACAGTCTCCGTCGTTATCTCGAATCAAGGCAGGGTTAGCGCTCAGCCGTCAGATATGTACAACACGGTTATCACAAATGCGACAGCGCTATCGCCTGGCCTGACAACAAACCTTCCCGGCTCTCTGATTGCCGACGTGGTTGAAACTGGCGTTGCGCAATGCCTGGTATCTGATTCTGCTGCAACTGAGCTAATTAACTCAATTAGCCCAAGAACTGCAAACATGGCCGTTCTTAATCAAATAGGCCAGGTTGTGCTTGGGCCGCTTGGCGTCGTGGGCGCGGCGGCAAACTCATCTGTCAACGTTGTTTTTTCTGCTCCAGCTAACTCGGTAATACCGGCTGGATTTATTGTGTCTGATGGCACAAATCAATTCGTTACGCAGCACGCTTCCGTCACATCGTCTGGCGGTGTCACGACGCCCGTTTATTGCATAGCATCGTCTGCCACGGGAATAACGGTTGCGGCCAATACCGTCACCACGGTTGTAAGCGCACAGCCCCCGCTATATACTATCACGGTCAACAATCCGCTGCCCGGCGCAGCTGGCACTGGCACAGAGTTGCCAAACGACTATCGCAATCGCATCGTAACTGCAAATGCAGCTCCTGTTGGAAGCGCCCCATCTGTCATAAGGTCGCAAATAGCGTCAATTCCTGGCGTTGTAAATAGAACAATTCGCGTATTGCAATTGCCTGCCGGCGCAGGAATAATGGTGGCCGGTGGCGATCCGGCACTGATTGCTGGCGCAATATACAACTCTGGATTCTTTGCGCCACTGCTCGGTATTAGCGTAAATAATCTTGTTCAGGTTACTGGCACCACAAACGTTCAAATGAAGTTTTCCCTGGCGCATCACTTCTCGCCCGGATCGACTCTGGTGGTGACCGGAGAGACCCTGTCGCCATTCACATCTCTTGACGGCGTTACATACACTGTTCTGTCAGTTGTTGATCAATTTACCGTTATTACAAACGCAACGCTTTCATCTTATTCTGGCAACGTATCGGGCAACGCATTTTTACAGAGCAATCCGCGCAATACAACGGTTGGCGTTGTTGACTACCCAGATACATATTCTGTTAATTATATTCAGCCGATCCCGCAGCTTGTGTCTGCAACCGTGACATGGAATACGCTGGTTCCTGCATTCGCCAGCGCCAGCCAATTGCAACAAAATATTCAAACTGCAATCGCAAGCTTTATAAATTCAATACCTGCCGGCAATTCGTTCACAACAAACGATATAGCCAATGCGGCGCTGAACGCAAGCCCAAGCTTGCTTAGCCCAACGCAGTTCTCGAACATGAGCATTGCGGTTAGCTTTGATGGCATCACGGCGCCATTTAATCCGTCCGCGCCAATAACCTATCTGGCAGATAGTCAGGGCTATTTGTACACATCGACAACAGGCTCGAACATAACTGTTCTGAGAGGCTAATATGCTTTCCAAAGTTATACCCTCTAGGGCATATAATCAGTATGCAGATGATGCCGATATTCAAGCCCTGTTCGCGTCAATAAATCTGACGCAGCAGGATTACTTGGATTTCTTTAATGCAATAAATCTTCCATATCATCCCGGCACAATTATCTCCGGGTCTCTGCTTGACTTAGTCGGAAATGGACTGTATAATATAGCAAGGCCAAATTTGTTTTTGGCTGGATCAGTTGATGGCGGATTTCAGACGCAGGGCATAGGCGGCAACTCCCCACTCGGCATAACATCTGGTATCGGCTCGCCAATATCACAGCCTGCATTTTCTCGTGCATTCACGGATGACGAGTATAAGCGCGTACTGACATGGCAAACCCTCAGACAAGATGGCCCAGTCTATACAATTGCCAATCTAAAAAGAAAATGTCTGCAATTTTTATTTGGACAAAATGGCGTTGCGCTGAATTCTTGGGCTGGATATGTGGTGTCTGTTGGGTTTGTTAATTCAACAACAGTTCAAATTGTATTAAATGTAACATCTCCACACCAAACATTCAATCCAATGCTACTTGGGTATCAGCCTGTCAATACAAACCTTGTGATGGGACAAAGCGTTGGTGGGTCGGGTAATTTGCTAACCACATTCGGCGTTGCATTAAAAGCTGCAATTGATCAGGGAATACTTGACATGCCGAGCGGGTTTGTGTATAATGTTGTGATTAGATAACTGGGTAAAACATGAGCATTCAGACATTTAAAAATCAGTTCAGTACAACATTGGCATCTGGCGTATCCTCGTCTGCCACAACAATACCTGTTGCCGCTGGCACCGGGTCGTTGATACCTGCGCTTACCGGCGGAGCCGTATTTACGGTAATTATCACCGATGCTGCGTCGCAAACCCTATTCGAAGAGGTTGTCGTTACTGCCGTTTCTGGCGACAACCTGACGGTAATTCGCGCACAAGAGGGCAGCACTGGCAAGTCATGGCTGGCTGGCGACAAAATTTACCAGTCGTGGACCGCGGCAATGGCTGCTGGCGTCGCCCAAGGAAGTCAAATTCAGTCAATGCAATTCAGTTATGCCGTTGACACTGGCACTGCGTCGAACTACATTATCAATCCGCAACCAACAATTACCGCGATATCCAATGGGATGTCGTTTGACTTTATAGCTGCAAATACAAACGCGGCATCGCCAACAATTACGGTCGGGTCTGCCGCGTCGAAGCCAGTCTATGATCTTGGCGGAAATCCGCTTGTTGCTGGCATGATAGTTGCCGGGTCTCGCGTTCGCGTGGCATATAGCCAATCATTCTCTAGGTTTGTTGTTTTGTGGGCAGAGAATTCGCCAATCATAGCCCCGAGCGGCACGTCTGCAACGTATGCGGCATCTCTTGGTGCGGTTCAGGGCGGCGCCACAAACTATGCAGTGGCATCTGGCTCGTCAACCGCGTACACTCTTAGCCCTGTGCCGGCGGTGACGTCATACGCCGATGGCGCAGTCTTCAGATTTAAGTCTGTTAATGCAAACGGCGCATCGCCAACATTGCAAGTTGGGTCTGCTGCCGCGCTGCCAATCGTATCAACGGATGGAGTTGCGCTTGCATCTGGTCAAGCGATCGCGGTTGGCAGCTATGTAACTGTGATTTATTCTGCCGCAATTAATAAATTTATTTTACAGTCTGCTACTGGCATGCCATCCTATGGCATACCAGCAACGCTAAGCACGCAAAATGCAACGCTTGCGCAGATTAACGCTCAAAGCGTGCTTGATATAGCGAGCATGCAGTCTGGCGCACCTAACTACGCTGTGTGTGGCGGAACTGCTGGCGCAGTAACTCTAACTCTATCGCCTGCGCCAACATCTCAGCCAAATGGGATGCGTGTCACATTTGTTGCATCAACAAACGTTAATGCTGGGGCAACGGTATCAGTTAATGGCGGAGCTGCGCTTCCAATTGCAAACTACGATGGTACGTTTGTTCAGTCATATCAACTTATTCAGTATTGCACATATACGCTAGTAAAAACCACAGCAGCAAGCGCGACATATTGGGTAATAGAGTCTTCCGGCGGAGAGGCATCTGCTGGCGGAGTGTGGACAACGGTCTCTCGCTCGTCTGGAACGGTCTACTACAACTCAAACCACAGAGCAATTCAGGTTGCAATATCCGGCTCTGGAAACGCCCAAATCAACATGGATTTGAATACTCCGCCGACGGCTGTTAGCGTTACCATTCCAGGCCCGTCTTACCTATTCACCGTTCCGGCTAGAAACTTTTACAAGGTAGTCGTTAGCGGTTTGACTGGCTGGCTCGAGTGCTATTAACTTTTTTGAGGTAAAAAATGGAAACTATGATTCACTTTAAAGGTGTTGGTGGCAATGTATATGCGCTAAGCCAAAAGCAAATCGACGATGGCGGGAAGAGGTTTTTGCCTGATGGCGTAGTGGAGATGACTGATGAAGAGGTTGCCGCACATCAGAATCCGCCTGTGCCATCAGAGCTTAGGCTCGCTGATCTTATAGCAAAAGCCAGGCTGGCCCTGTCTGACACCGACTTTCACGTTGTCAAAGCCATGGAAGATGGCGCTGCACTTGATCCTGCAATCAAAGAATACAGGGCTGCCCTTAGAGTTATTGTAAATACCATGGTATGGACAGATGCGCTTGCCCTCCCGGCAAAGCCAGTCAAAAGTTAATTTAGGAAAACAACATGGCCGCACTAATCGCACTATATAACAACCGTTATACAACCAAGCTGGCTGCCCCGCTAAGCGCAGTGGCTACCACTGCCACCATCAGCGCTGGCACCGGTGCGGCAATCCCTGCAATTCCATCAGGATACATGTTTCCGCTAACGCTTACAGACGCGGCTACCGGGCTTGTCGTTGAGCAAGTTCAGGTAACGGCAGTCGCTGGAGATGTTATAACAATTATTCGCGGCCAAGAAGGCACAACAGCAGTCGCATGGCTTGTCGGAGATAATGCGTTTAACGCTGCAACCGCAGGGTATCTTAACTCGCTCATTCAGACTCCGGCAGCGCAACAGGGTCAATTGAATTACGCCTTGGATACCGGCGCAAGCGGAGCCTCATACGTAATTAACCCGCTCCCACAGATCACGTCCCTTCTGGATGGTTTCCGCGTATTCTTTAAGGCTGCGCACACCAGCGCTGCATCGCCAACATTGACTGTTGGCACAACTGCGGCCACGCCACTGGTTGGCAATGACCTATCAACGCCATCTGTTGCAGGTCAAATTATCGCGGTCAATGGTTACGTTGAGGCTATTTACGCAGCATCAATCAATAAGTTTATCGTTGTGAATTGTGCCGGCGGACCGCTGAATATTGCTGCGGCAACGTCACAGACACAGGCTGTTACATTCGGCCAAGTTCAGTCTTTGGGTGGCGGCTTTGCAACTGATACCGGCACTGCTAACGCGTATGTATTTACGCAGGCAATCGCGCCAACTGCATACGTGGATGGCGCTCGCTACAACATGATTGCCACCAACGCCAATACTGGCGCATCAACCATCAATATGGCCGGCCTCGGCGCAAAGGCACTTGTTGGATCAGACACGCTTGCGCTCAAGGCCGGCAGCATCACCGCCGGTTGCTTTTGTATACTTCAATATGTTCAATCCATTGACAAAGTCGTGCTTTTGCTTGCATTTGGCGGCAGGGTTCAGACCACAGACGGCACGCAGTCGTCTCACGTGGCAACCGTCGGTCAAATTCAGCGCGGAGCGGCAAACTACGTTGTTGCAGCAGGCACGGCAAATGCAATAACCGCTACGCTTGCCCCGGCAATTACTGCATACACCGATGGAATTACAGTTAATTTCAGGGCAGCAAATGCCAATACTGGCGCAGCAACACTTTCTGTAAATGGATTGACGGCAACAAACATTATTCAGGAAAACGGCCAGGCATTGGCTGCCGGTATGATATCCGCAAACTCAATGTGTTCTGCCGTGTACTCGTCGAATTATGCTGCATTTATTTTGCAGAACTCAAGTCAGTCTGCGATTAACTCTCCATCGTTTGCTGGATATTCTGGCGCGCAAATTACAGCAGTTGCATCCTCTGGATCGCTTGTTGTAACTTTATTGGCAGGATGCACGATCAATTTCAGAAGCGCAACGCAGACGTCTGGCGCAATTGTTCCTGTTTATATTCCAAGCAATCTAACCATAACTGTTCCATCTGGAGCAACGCTTGGGATGCAGTCCGGATCGGGCAGAACTTCAAATATATCGGTTTTGGTGGCGTATAATGCTGGCTCGCCAATTCTTTGCGTAATGAATTCGCTTACCGGTGTTGCAGAAATAAACACACAGACTGTCACGGCCGTCTCTGGATCATCTAACAGCAATAACTCAATTTACGGGTCATCGAGTGCAGCAAACACTCCGGTTGCCGTTGTTGGCGCGATTGCAGTTACTCAAACAACAGCAGGAACATTTGACTCCCCAACAAGCGTTTCTAGTGCTGGGTTTGGGGCAAGCAATCTCGCTGTGGTGGGTATGGCTGGAGCAAATCCAAATACAGTGACAGGATCGAGGGCCGTAAATACGTGGTACTATAACACGACTGGCGCGCCAATAATTGTTCAGATTGAAATGAGCGCTGCGGCAGCCAACACAACATTCTCTGTATTTTTGTCTACAGGCAACACCACGTCTGGATACGTAGCGGTTGCAAGCCGCATCACTGTTGCGGCTGGCATGACATTCTACCCGACATTCCCAGTTATGCCAGGCGGCGCATACTATATCCAGGTCACAGCCGGTACCATGTCGCTTAACACGATCACTGAATATACCTGATAATCAATGAGTTACGGCGCGCAGAAATGCGCGCCACCAAACCCACTCACCCACCATGTCAACCCAAGAAAATAAGCAACGCCGCACAACGCGGTCGCAAGAAAGAGATGAGCGAATCAAGTCGCTTGAGGACAGGGCTGCTCATCAGATGATTGTGCTTGAGAAAATCGAGAAAAACTTTACCGAGATCGAGTTAATTGTTGATCAGTATAAGGTTGGGGTACAGACATTGCACGTAATGGCGAAGACAATCAACGTCATCGTAAAATACATAGCCCCAGTGGTTGGTGTTGCCATAGCAATCAATCACTTCGTAATCGGCTACTTCTCGCACAAATAATTACCTGGAAGCTCCATTTAGCCCATAGTATTTTGTTGAGTGGCTCGTGCCGTCATCAATTGATACTGTTGCAATTGCCTGATCCGATCCATAGTTTTTAGCAAGAACGCCAAGAATCTCCGCAACTTCCGATTTGGATAGCGGGTGCTCGAAGCTAATTTTTGTGCGCTTTTGTGGCTCGCCTGCAACATTAACTGCAATTACTGTGCTCATTTGTGGCTCCTTGTTTAGTCATCTGTCAATCGTATCATATCTGGGGAATATATGTCAATCGTCGACACAAAGAAACTTAATTTCATGAATGCGCTGAAGGATGGTGCAATCCAGTCAATGCATGACAGCGGAATCAAGGCATCAATTACCCTGGCCCAGGCAGCCGTTGAAAGCTCATGGCTCACAAGTCAATTGGCAATACAGGCTAAGAACGTGTTCGGAATCAAGGCTACGTCGTCATGGACCGGCAAGATTCTTGCAATGCCAACCAAAGAGTACGTGAATGGTCACATTGTTACGGTGGACGCCAACTGGAGATGCTATGATTCGTATGCTGCCTCGCTTGCTGATCACGCCAATTTCTTCGTCGTCAATCCGCGCTACGCCAAGGCTCTTGCAGTCAAGGGCGATGCGGCCCAATTCGCGGCAGCCATCCAAGCGGCAGGTTATAGCACGAATCCTGGCTACGCCGATCTCCTAATGGCAATCATTCGCAGTAACAACTTCCAGCAATTCGACTCACTATAATGCAACAAATCGCTTGACACGAGCATTTTGTTATGGCATAATCGCCTCATAGGTCATTTAGCTTAATCGGAAAAGCGCCAGCCTCCAAAGCTGTCAGGATTGCGGTTCGATGCCGTAGGTGACCGCCAATACTTTTAGGATGCAATTATGCCCATCTATGTCTACAAGTGCGCAGCTTGCGGTGATGTGATTGAAAAGTTGCAGAAAATGTCAGAAGATGCGCTGGTAATCTGCCCCACATGCGCCAAGCCAGAGCTTCAGAAACAATTAACATCCAGTGGGTTTGCGCTAAAAGGCAATGGCTGGTATGTGACTGACCATAAGAATGCAGGGACGCCACAATCAAAGTGGAAAAAGAATCCTGACTCATAATGAATCACGGCTGAGTTCTTCCGGCTCCTTGGCCTCAACAACATGAGCCGGTGCGGTTTTAGTTAGTTTCCGCACAACCAAAAAACTGACACCAATTTTAGGAGGAAGTATGATTGATTTGAGCCTATATACTTTTTCCGTAGTAAGGGATGACGAGCACGGGCATTATATTGGGATGTGCAAAGAATTCCCAATGCTGTATTACCGATCCGTTGCTATGGAAATGGCAATGCATGGGATACGTGGAAGGGTGAGGGATATATTCGATGATGAATGCGGCGACTGATCAGACATTATTTGAGGGCTGGAAGTACCTCGTTACCGAGCGTGACATTGAGATGTATCTTGATGCAGCGTGGGAGCTTAACGACGCCGCCGCATGGAAGAAAGCATTGGCTGTAGCCGAGAAGGCCCGCAAAAGGATATATGGTGAGTGACGGCATTCTGATCATTCCAGGCAAATACTACGTGTATGGGCATTACACGTTAGATGGCGTATTGTTCTATGTGGGCATGGGCAATTCATCTCGCATTTGCTCAGAAAAAGAGCGCAGCAATGAGTGGTGGCAGATGGCATCGCATGGCTATACGGTTAGAATGCTTGATTCATTTGATAAAAAATCACACGCACTTGATCTAGAAAGAAGGGTTATTGTTGAAAATCAATCTCAGTTAGTTAATATTTCAAAAAACCCAAGCAACTACAAAGGCTTTTTTAGCGGAATTGGGTCGCACAGGACGCACCCGTGCGGAACCAGGGCAATTAGAGTTACATATGTTGGCTCAGAGATTATTTTTAACTCAATTTACCAGGCGTCCCAAGACACCGGGGTTAATCGTAACGGCATACACATGTGCTGCAACGGTAAACGCAAATCAGCAGGCGGATTTAAATGGTATTTCGTAGATACACAAACCCAACCTAACTCATCAGGAGAAATTGAATGAAATCGATACCCATCAAGATGTGGGCGGCAGGACTTGTTGTTCTGATCTGGCTTGGATTGGCCCTGGCTAATCTAACTCCCGTGGCTGCATTTGTTGACGTACTGAAAGAAATTTTAGTTTGTTTGGGTGCAGTTGGCGTAATATCACACGTCAATGCACCATCGGCCCCCACCGACACCACCACACAAAAGGATGATACACTCCCCCAGTAATTGAGGGTGATGTCGTGGCTACCCCGGAAGTAGACCCGGGAAGTGCCCCGGATGTCACCCCGGAAGTCAATGATCCTGATCCCCATATTGGATGGGATGCTCGGTCCCGCTTCTAAATCAATTTGAACGCATTTAAACGCCCCTCTGGGGCGTTTTCTATTTGTACTAATACCCAAGGCACAACAACATGAAAAAACTGCTCATAATCGCTCTAATCGCCTCCATCGCTGGCCTTAGCGGATGCGCCGCTGTAGCTCCACTTAACACCGCAGCCAACACCGTTCTTGGTCAAACTTCCGACATCAAGACTCAGGTTAACAAGGGTCTGGCAGCAATCGCCCCTGTTCTGACCGCATTGACCGCACAACGCGACCTTCTGACCCACGATCAACAAGCTGATCTGGACAAGGCAAACGCCCTGTATGCCAAAGTGGCAGCCGAAGCCGGTACAGCAACCCCGGCCGATGCAGCAGCCCTGTTGCCGCTCGTGAAGAATATCCTGGCAGCCACCACGGTTATATCACCGGAAGTTAAGGCTCAGTTCACTTTGGGCATGGCATTGCTTGGCGCGGTTCAAGCTGCCCAATCTGGCGCCCCTGCAACCATACCTGGCGCAGTCGCCCCGGTAGCACAATAATAAAAAACTGGAGGTCGATATGTCGGCATTTCTAAGCGACCTAGTTGTCAAAGAAGTAAAAGACGACAGCTGGTCAGGGCCTCAAGTGTGGGAACTTCAATCTCCGCTGATTTACTCAAGCGACATTGTAAATATGGTAATTAGTGTTCCTGCTGGATTTAAGACTGATTTCTGCTCCGTCCCAAGGATTCCTATAGTGTTTGATGCTGTTGGCGATCTTGGAAACAGGGCCGGCACAGTGCATGACTTTTTGTACTCAAGACAAATGTTTGATCGCCTGCATTGCGACTCAATACTCAAAGAAGCCCTGATTACTTGTGGCGTTGAGGAGTGGAAGGCTCAGGCGATGTACCTGGCGGTCCGAGCATTTGGATCATCACATTTCAAGCCGTAAAAAGCACAAAGACCCGCTCACCATTCGGTGGCGGGTCTATTTTTTTGCCTACTGCTTTCGTCTCACTCCCTAATGCTCTTCAATATCCTAAGATGTTCATCCTTGTCACTATCTGTGGCATAAACAACCTTCGTTTTTGCGGTCCACTCAATCTTGGGTTCGTCCGCCGTCACCTTGCCATTGTCGGCCTCTTCAATTAATTTTCCAAGCACATCAACAAGTATCTCGCTGTCCAGTAGCGCTCCGTGCTTCTCTCGGTCAACAACAATTCCATATCTTTCGCACAGCACATCAAGACTGACTGACCCTTTAATTATTGTGCGGGCCATGGCAACCGTGTCTGTAATCTTTTCAACGTGTTTCCATAGCGGCTCTTTGTGACAGCTCTCTAGCTCTGCATCCAGAAAGCTCACGTCAAATTTGGCATTGTGGGCAATCACCTCTGCGCCACTCACAAATTGAATGAACTCATCTGCAATCTGCGAGAAGTCGGGCTTATCACTCAGAAACTCGCGGGTTAATCCATGAACCTCAAATGCCTTCGGGTCGGAATCGCGACGTGGATTAAGATAGAATTGCAGAGTCCTGCCGGTCCTTTTTCCATCGATCAATTCAACCGCGCCAAGATCAACGACACGGTGCCCGAATTTTGGGGACAGTCCTGTAGTTTCTGTATCAAATACTATTTGCCTTTTCTTTGTCATATTGGCTTTCTGTACAAAACGCCATCAGTCGTATGGCTTGCCACGGCAATGCACCGCTCAGCCTCAATTCTTCCATCCCCAGAATGAAGTATCAAGTAATCACCAAACCCAAATAAGCTCAGGCACTTATCGGCAGATTTCCTAATCTCTAATTCATTCATATTAGAGATATAAAATTGGGCACTTGATATTCTATTTAGTGGGGTGACCTTAATGTATGGGGTTGCCATATTCTCTCTCAGAATGGCAGATCGCCATCATAAATTTCCTCAACAACAACATAGTATGAAGATGCCTCGTCAATTAGTTCCGAGTATGTATTTTCAACATATTTTCGGACGCTTTTTTCATTTAAAAAATATACGCTGCCATATTCAATTATTTGGAAGTCATCCCCAAATTCAAATACGGCCTGATACTTGTAGTATTTAATGTCGTTTGACTTAGAAGATTTAGTCATGTGGGTTTGTCCTTTTTCTGTTCGTCTACAAAGTACCATTTGAATCCTCCTGCTGACTTGCGCTTACCGTTGCAGCACCGAGAAATGCTTTCAGGCCCAACGCCCGTTTCTCTATGGGCATCTTCGGCGCCTACCCATATTTTCTCTGCGCCAGCATAAGTGACGGCCTTTTTTTTGCTACCGTTCGCCCACGGGCCGCCCATCAGTCGGTCCCCCATATTTTCTTTATGAGTTCCCTGTCTGAGATGGTATGGGTTCACGCAAGAGCGGTTATCGCAGGAATGCAAAATATAAAGTCCGACATCAATCTTTTTTTCAAAATTTATTTCAAAAGACACTCTGTGCGCCCTAATAGTTTTTCCATTAATCGCAATTTGCCCATAACCATTTTCACTTTTACAGCAAAGCCACTCCCAGCAATCACCCGGACCACGCACATCCACCTTCTCCCAGAAGCGCTCTTCAAGAGTTTTCTTTGCCACGCCTAATCTCCCTCATCAGCTTGCCATTGTATGCATACTGCATCTCTAGGCTCGCATCAAACTCTGTCTCTCCATGCCCGACTATCTCTGGAAACTTGTCCAGGTATGCCGTGAACACTCCATCATTGACCACAACGATCATCTTGGCCCCCTCGTAATACGGATACTTGCTAACTGTCTTGCCACCATAATTGAACCAGACAATCCACCGCCTATACATTGAGGCCAAGAATTCCATGACTATACCCCTTCAACCACAATCTTGCCATCCACCACAACCAGATTGATCTCTTTCGCATCTGCGTTGAAGATCATCGCTTGGCTAAGGGCAGGGAGGATCAATGTTTGGATCGATCGTGCAATCGGACGAGCCCCCATTTCAATATCATGTCCATCCTTTGCGATCAAGTCTGTTACGTCATCGCCGTGCGTTACCTTGAATCCGCGCTCTGCCGCCTTCTTGACCAGGTCGCCCAACATCTTCTCTGCCACTTTGCGGATCGAAGTGTCCGTAAGCTTGTTGAACTTTACAATACTGTCAATGCGGTTCAGGAATTCAGGGCTGAACGTGTCCACCAAGTGCGCCCGCTCCTCTGCTTTGCCTGTTCCCCTTTTTTGCGATCCGAATCCAATGGACCGAACCTTCTCGTCATGCTTGGCTCCGGCGTTAGTTGTCATGATCAGAATTACACTTCTGAAGTCAGCCTTGTTGCCTTGGTTGTCGGTTAGCGTACCATCATCAAGCACTTGCAGCAATGTGTTGAATACGGAGTCGCTGGCCTTTTCAATTTCATCAAGCAGGATCACAGAGTGCGGATTCTTGATGACTGCGCTTGTGAGCAGGCCGCCATCCTCATATCCCACATATCCTGCCGGGGAGCCTACCAATTTGCTGGCAGAATGCTCTCCGCTGTATTCGGACATGTCGAAGCGAATCAACTTGATGCCCATATGTTCGGCGATTTGCTTGGCGAGTTCAGTCTTACCAACGCCAGTCGGGCCGCCGAAGAGGGCCGACAAAATTGGCTTGTTATCTCTGGTCAGTCCTGCCCTGTTGGCAATAATTGCCCTGGAGACGGTCTCAACCGCATGATCTTGCTCAAAGACGCGCTTCTTAATAGACGCCTCGAGGGACGCAAGCTTGTCCAGCTCGGACGAGCGAACGCTATCCACTGGAACGTTACCCATCTTGCTGATTACGTCCTCAATGATACTCTTTGTTACAATGCCATCCTTGGTTGCAGCGCGGGTTGCCGCTTCATCCAGTGCGTCCAGGGCACTGTCAGGCAGATTCTTGAACAGGATGTAGCGTTTTGCCAACGATACTGCTGCCTCAATTGCGCCATCCTCGAACGAAACTCCGTGGAATTTTTCCAGGTCAAGTGCATTGGATGCCAGAATCTTGACAGAGTCGGACTCTCCAGGAGGATTGATGGTGATCAGTTGGAATCGACGAGCGATTGCCTTGTCCTTTTCGAATGTGGACTTGTATTCTGCGTATGTGGTTGCGCCGATGACTTTGATCTCGCCGCGTGCAAGTGCTGGCTTGATCATATCAGCCATATCCGTACTCGACTTACTATGAGTTCCGGCGCCCTTCATCGTATGAATCTCATCAAAAAACAGGATAATCTTTCCGCTTCTTTTTGCCTCTTCAACAATGTCTTTTACCTTGTCCTCGAACACGCCAACCGTGCTTGTTCCTGCGACAAGTCCGCTGATCGATACACTCACAATGGTATGTCCGGCCAGCTTTGGCGGGCAATTTTCGCTTGTCAGGAGTTGCGCCAATCCCTCAACAATCGCTGTTTTACCAGTTCCTGCATCGCCAACAAGGATTGGGTTGTTTTTGCGGCGGCGCGACAATGTCATGATAATCTCATCCATCTCGTCTGCGCGGCCAACCAATGCATCAAGCTTTCCGTCCAGGGCAAGAGCATTCAAATTGATGCCGTGCCTGCGGAGCGACGGGCATCCTGCGAGAGGGTCGTCAATTGCTCTGCGTGTTGCACTTTGCGACGAGTTGCCGAGACCGGAGAATGGGTCAAATCCGCCACTAACCATAGTTGGGCCAGACTTTGGCTCGGAATGCATGGACTCGATATCGCCCATAACGCTGCATTTTGGGCGCAGTGAGTCTAGAGTAACTCCGTTTTGAACAAGGAATGAGGACGATGCCGTATTGGACGCCCTTATGACGAGGTACAGCATGTCAACGGACGTGGCAAGCGCCTGACGTGGATTAAGACTGGAATGCATGGTTGCATTCATTACAATATTCTTTACAACCGCGGACAGCGCAGGGCGCCCAACGATGTTTGTGCTTTCTGGCATGCTGTCAACGATTTTTGTCAGGCCAATTTCAATTAATTGAAACGACGCCCCGGCGCCCTCTATGGCGGCCTTAACGTCTTCGTCATCTATCAGAGTTCTGGCTAGAACGTCTGCCCCAACAAAGTAATGACCAAGTTGCTTAGCGTGAACCTCTGCACGATCAAGTGCGTCGTTAGCGTTTTTGGTCAGTTTAGCGTGAGTCATTATTTGTCCAATTCAAATGATATTGGGTACATCTTACATGATGGGCGCATTCGGCGCAAGGATTTTTTAAAAAAGATGCAGGCAAATTTTCATTGATCGAAGAAAATCCAACACTCCATCTCTTAATCCAAGTTCAAACACATTCGTTGGAACGTGATTTAGTAGCGCATAATCAACTACTCCGTCCTGATAATCCATCAAAGCAGCGCCCCTGCCCTGCGAGTAGGCAAGGCTGTATGTCGCTCGATTGTCTTTGTGTGTGGTCATGTGTGTATTATATCAAAAGACGAACCCGATGTCAACAAAATATTCACTCCACAAACCCACCTATCATAATCTGCGGCGTAATATTGCCATTCCATTCATTCATAGAGCATGTAAAGTATGCCTCAAGCTCGCCTGACCTTGGCGTAACGCTGCCAAATTGAATTGCATTGATCTCTGTGCCAGCAATCTCTACAATGAACTTTGAGTGTTTTTCTTTGAGTATTTTTTGGTCTTTGATTTTTACATTTTGCAGGAACAGCGGCTCCGGAACTCCCTGTCCGAACGGGACATCAAATTTCATGTTGGCTGCCTGTATGATTTCGGCAACAGACCCAACTCCACCATCATGCTCTATTGTCTTTTCGCTATCCTTTGGGACGAACTTGGCGCAAATTTCCTCGAATACCTCGGTGAATCTCTCAAGCATTCCCGGGGCAATAGACATGCCAACGGCCATCGCATGTCCGCCAAACTTTTGAAGAACACCTGGTGCTTTGGCCGCAACTGCATCCAACGCGTGCTTCATGTGGAGTGACTGAATTGACCTTCCCGACCCCTTGTATGACCCGTCAGATGATTGAGCAAGAATAATGGTGGGCTTGTGGAATTGCTCCTTCACGCGTCCAGCCAGAATGCCAATTACGCCACCGTGAAATGACTTGTCACACAATGTGATGGATGAGCGATCATTAAATGAGTCTTGTGGGTAGGCTACATCGAACGCCTCCCTCATTTCTGCCTCTTTGGCGCGTCTTTCAAGATTCTTATTTTGTAATTTGATAGAGAGCCAGTCAGCTAGGTCGGGCTTGTCTGTTGTCAGTAGCTCAATGCCAATTCCGGCGTCATCCATCCGGCCAGCAGCATTGATCCGCGGGGCCATCTGGAAGCCAAATACTGTGCTGACGACATTCTTTGTAAAGACTTCACACACACCCAGCAACGCATACACACCAACGAATGATTTGTTTTGCTTGATGAAATTAATGCCGGCAGAGACGATTGTCCTGTTGTTTTTATCCAACTTCACAACGTCAGCCACGGTGCCTATGGCAGCGATCGACAGAAGCCTGGTGACGTCAGACGCTTGTGGGCGCTGAATATCGAAATCTTTCGATACATGGAACAGCGCAGATATGACGTAGTACGCCACACCACAGCCGGCAATATTCTTGGATTGGAAATTACAGACTCCGGAATTTGGATTGACGATAAATTTGGCGTCCGGAAGAGTGTCGCCACCCAAATGGTGGTCCGTTACAATTACGTCAATGCCCATTTCGTTGGCACAATCTATGCCATCAAATGAGAGAATTCCGTTATCTACAGTGATAATCAATGCAGGAGTGTAGCCAAGCCTCTCTACGGCCTTGTAGATCATTTTGCGTTGCAGTCCATATCCATCCACGAACCTGTTCGGCACGAAATATTCAACCTGAGCGCCAAATAGCTTCAGGCCACGCATCATGATTGCCGTGGATGTGGCCCCGTCGCAGTCGTAGTCGCCCACGACCAATATCTTTTTGCCATCTTTAATTGTCTGAGCAATATGTCTGGCCGCCTCAACGCAATGCCTCATCGAAGACACCGGCAGAAGCTCGTTCATTTTTGGCGAGACATCTGCAATGGACTGTATGCCGCGAGCCGCCAATATTCTGGAGGCAAGCGGAGTTGCGCCCTGAGCAACCAGAGCGTCGGCAATAGACTGATCAAATTTACGCCTTTGAATTTTCATTGTGTATCCCAAGTATTTGCCGCTCAACAATTTTCTTGCTGTTTGCAAGAATCATAAGGTCGTTAAAGTCCGTCTCTCCATTGCGCTCAAATCCTGAGAAGTCTGGCAAAACATACTCGCCATAACATGCAAGCGCAGCCTTGATGGCAGCCTTCTCTCCAGGAGACCCTGGAGACTGATAGTCGTCATCTGCGCAGATTATTATCTCATGCCACGGATATTTTTGTCTTAATGAAATTGCAACCGGAGCCAAATTTCCAGCATCCACGGCAAATGCTGTTGGTAAATTACAACACATGCTGACCGTTGCGGCGGTTGCATATCCTTCGGCAATCAGTATTATCGAGTGTTCCGCCGGGTCTCCAATCATATGGAATGCCCCACGCTTGGCTGCGCCGCGCGGCCACAACATCTTCTCTCCGTCCGGAGATATGCCCTGTAGCGCCTTGATATTGCCGCGAATATCCCTAAGCGCAATGATCATGCTGGTTCCGGACTCGGGCACCATTGCCCCTGGCATGCCAATCTTCTTTTTGATTGCGTATGGATGCCTCTCTTTCGGCTCTACCAGCTCTGACCACGCATCTACGGCATCCTTGGCGGCCATCTGCTGGTCCTGCAATTCAAGAATGCGAAGCGTCTCAAGATCAGCCATTACATCGCGATCAACCATGATGCCAGCGCCCACGGGGGCGTGCAAGATATGCCTGCTTGTCTCTGCGCCGCTAAATACGCCATACGTGCCAACGATATATGTGCCGCCATTGCCTTTCGAGGTGCGCAATGCCGTCCACGCGCGGAATTTCTTTGATGGGTCGCCAACCTGACGAACTCGATGCGGCTTGACCTCATTCAATCGCAATCCATCAGACACGTCCAAACCGGCCTCAATGAGTTCATTCATTGCCGAGTCATAGTTTAGTGGATGTGACATTTAGGAATCCTTGTGATCGTCTATATTTGGGCGGGCTTGTTCCATTTCCAACTTCTTTTTGGCACATCGTAATTTGGCTGAATTGGACATTTTGAGGCGGGTTTCTTTTGATTTTGGTTTGCCTCTCTGCGATTCGGACGATTTTCTTTTTGCGTCATCAGACATCGGAACGCCATATCTTGGGTTGCGCTCTCCAGAATTTATTTCGCTAAGCAATCTTTTTGTTTCCTCTTTTAGAATTTTTCCGGTGTGCCCTCGAGATATCGCCGCCTTTTCTGCGTCCGACCTTTTTCTTCCGGTTAAGGCCTTGGCTATCGCTCTTTTATGTTCTTCGGATTGTTTTTTTCCAAGCTTTGCTTTCGATAATTTTTCTTTATGCTCTTCTGACCACTTGGTCGCCCAATTAAAGTGATCTTCTCCTGTTGCCTCTCGTTTATTTACTAGCGCTTTTTGGTTTTTTCTTATTAAAATGTTTTCCCACCAGAGAGCCTCCGCCTTGGTATCAAATTCATTTAGCACACGAACGATAAAGCCATTTTTTGCCACAATGGTCCACAGATCATTGCGCCCCTCAGATGTGGATGGCCGATGCGACTTGCCACTCCCAATGTAAAATAGCTCGCCATCCAATGTATAGTGAGCATAAACATAATATTTGCCGGGGACAATTATCATAAAAAAAGAACCCACCGCGTCCGATGGGTCTCCATTCAATTTATTTTAGCTTCAAAATGGTATATCTGACAGGTCAACATCCGATGTGCCGACTGTTGGCGCAAAGGTTACCGATGCTTCTGCTACCTGAGTTTCAGCTGCATGACCCTTCAATTTCTTTGTGGTCAGATGGGCTACTTGTTGCTCAAATGCGACAGGAGCCTTGGCCTTGTCCAGGATTTCTTCTGCGGTGAAGCCATGCTCATCGGCAAAAAATGTGAGTTCCGCACTCTGCCCAATACCTCCATTTTGTTTGACGTATTCTGCCATACGGATACCAACATGCAATTTCTTGTTTGCCAGCTCCGGAAACAGGTCCACAGTTTTTTCCACTTCTTGCTTGGCATCGTAGTCATAGGTCACGATGGTGCCCTTGGCCGGCTTCATGTTGCGCACACGCAGGACGGTCATCAGAGCCATGATCAAGCCCTCACCCTGCAACGATGTGCCATCTGCCTTGCGGGTCCAAATAGTGTGACGTGCTTTCTCTCCGGAATCCGAGACGAACATAATTTCTATGCCCTCTGTCTTCTTCAAGCTTGACACGATCTGCCTGGCGTATTGAATTTGACCGAAGTATTTGCCAGATGCGTCGATGAAGCGGCTAAACTTGGGCAGCGAAGATGCGGCGCGAGCCAATTCTGTATTTAGGGAGTACATGGTGTGGTTTCCTTTAGGTAATTTGATAGTAAGCCTTGATTGCTGCATCTACTGCTGAAAGGTCATTGTCTACTGACTCCCCTGAAAAGAGTCCCTCGGGCGATTTGACCGTGTCGTGCCCATTATTTTGGGTTCTAAATTGGTAATTTCCATTTACAACTTCTGTGCGGAGGACGATTGTGACGAGCGCCTCTAAGGTGAGTACATTATTGATCATCTTGCCAAGCGTCTTGGCACGAATCCGACCATCCTCATCTACTTCACTGTGGGATAAAAGATACACTCGCTTGTTTTCTGGCAAATTGACACAGGCCTGCATAATATCGAACAGGTTGCGTGCCAGCTCATTGAATTTCTGGAACCCAACCTCCCCGCTCCTCCTCATAAACTCATTAGCCATGACAAATTGTAGATCATCAATAACAATGATGTCTCGCTTTGTCTGGCTCAGCCATTTCACGATTTGTTGGGCATTGTCACTTACAAGCACATTGCCGGTCGGATTATCCTTGTTCAGCCTCTTCCATTCTCCGGTCTGAAACGGGAGCGGCTTTGGAATGGCCTGGATCAGAAGCGTGTTTTTGGGATCAAGCGACTTCAGGGACCTGGATTTGCCTGTGCCCGACTCGCCGATGATAAAGGTTACTGCTGCCATATTAAAGCCTCCTCATTGCTTGTTTGGATGTTTCTCTCTCGATTTCCATCATGTAGTTAAATACCAGCTTGGCCGGATCAGACATTCCAGACACATCTCTAACGCCGTAACCGCCGCAGTTGCCGCACGCGTCTCTCTCTTCTCCGTCACCCTTGTAAATCCACCCCGTACCGTTGCATGACATGCAAAAGTCTGCGAAATTATCTATAACTGCCTCGCGTACGCTTGACGAAACTTGTGCGTGGCTAAGCTTTGGTCTTCGTCTTGACAGAAATTCCGCTAGATGCTCTTCTAGCTTGCGAACCTCTGCCGCATCAAGCAAATACTTTGCCCTGAATAAAGTAGAGCCGATTCCTCGAGTCCAGGCCATCAGCTTTAATGCATCTGCGCCAGACATGCCGTCGGCGTCATCCCTCATCGATGACCCTCTACATGCCCGCACATACCAGTCGGCATAGCTCACTGAATCATCCTCACTTTCATCGAACACTCTCATATAAACGCCATATAATATATACTCGCCTACCCTTTATAGGCAGTCTCGAGCAACATCGTATATATCACGAACGACACCAATTAAATACTCAAGAGCCATTGTTGTGTCTGGAATATTCACCCTTACATTCAAAAGGGCATCATCTGCCATTCTGGATATGACAACTAGGGTCTCATCTTCTGGTATCATGATAATCTCACATAAAATATCGTCAATATCAAATTTTACCATGAATTGGAATTATTGTCAACAGATTTCTTTGTTGATTTTGGAATAAGACCAATATAATCCTCAAACCTTGTATATTTTGACACGAAATTCAACCCAACAACACCAGGCTCGCCAGATCGGCTCAGGGCAACGTTAAGCTCTGTAAGGTCCGGGTGATTGGTGTATTGGTCATACACAACATCCCTGTACATAAGCATAACAATGTCTGCATCCTGCTCAATTGATCCAGATGAGCGAAGGTCTGACGGCATTGGGCGCTTATCTGCACGAGACTCAACTCCGCGATTCAACTGGCTGAGACACAAAATCGGGACTTGCAGCTCCTTTGCCAAGTTCTTAAGCCCAATCGTAAATTGAGTAATTCTTTCTGTCTCGGTATCGCCTGCACCCATCCTACATAATTGCAAATAATCAATTACAATCATGCCAAGGCCCTGCGTTCGCTTGATCTTTCTTGCCTCTGCGCGGATATCCATAATACCGATGCCGGCGTGATCATCAATAAACAAATTGGACTTAGAAAGCGACGACTGCGCAGCGCTTAGTCCAGACCAGTCAGTTTCGCTCATTTTCTTCGGCTGAAGAATTTTGGCTAGCTCTACGCTGCCAACAGATGATAGCGCCCTATTTATGATCTCTTGTTTAGTCATCTCTAGACTAAACATAGCTACTGGCTTGTCTTTGGCTATATTCAGGGCAAGCGACAACGCAAGCGCAGATTTGCCCATCTTTGGTCTTGCCGCAAGAATAATCAACTGGCCCGGCCTAAACCCACCAGCCAATCTTGAATCAAGCTCAGAAAAGCCAGTTGTCTGCGCGGCCTCTTTGTCGTCTATCGTAGCCTCTCTCAGATTGTGTATATGAGACTCAAGCTCAGACGACACCTTGGATGCCCCGGCATTATTGTCATTGGCAGAAATGAACTCTATCTCGCCTACAATTCTGTCAGCAATTGAAAGACCATCTTCGCGACCAGACCTAATTACATCGAGAGATTTGTCGCATATATTTGCAAGGTTGAATTTAACAAATCGATCAAGCACGATTCGAGCGTATTGATTAACTGCGTGCGCCTTGTCCGATAGCGCAAGAACTTCTGGCAAATATTCGGGTGGTATTGTTGCGCCAAGGCGGTCTTTTATGGATACGTGATCGCATTGACCATTTACCGTTATCTGTCTAATAATTTCTGCGTACACTGCGCGATTTATAGGGTCGATAAAATGCTTGGGTTGAACGCGAGATAGCTTGTCGATATTATCGTTGTCCGCAAGCACTGCTGCAATCACGCTTTTTTCGGCGGTTCCAGCTGAATTAAATTGGTCTTGTGTCATATTAAAAATTCCATAATATTTTGCGTAATGGCATTATACACTACCATTTTGTCTTCTGTCAACCCCCCCCAAACCCATAAAATTTTGGGTGTAGTGGTGGGCGGAGGTTCACTATATCGAATATTCACAACATCAGTCAATAACACAACCCAAAACATCAAACCCATCGCCAATTAACAATAATTCTCAATTATATCACCATGTATCAGTTGACAAATATGAATCCTTGTGATCATTTTGTATGATTGTTTTATTGGGTTTTTTTATGTCATTTATTGTTTGGGTTTGTCTGTCTTTTTTATTGGTTTTTGCCGACAGGGCCTGTGATATTTTCATTGACAAAATGCAGCCCGCAACACCTCCGGCAATATAAAATGCCCCAGCCAGATACCCGCCAGACACCGATATTTTTATTGATAGGAGATATGCAAGGTTCAGCATCGCGGAGTTGATCGCAACAAGCCAAACCCTATTTCCCTTGATAATATATATCTGAAATACGGCAAGAATATTGATTGCGAACGTGCTGAGTGCTAAATATAAATAAAGCATTTGCTTGCTACTCCTGAATGAAGCCCATATCCAGAACCTTCAAAATAACCTTGCCGGCAACGAACTTATACGCCGTGCTGGCGGCCTGAATCAGCTCATAGTCATCGCCATCATAATCCTCAATGCAAAGCAGAAGCTGACAGAATTCATCATAGACGGCCATGTATGACGGATGGTCTGACAGTATGCTTATCACATCCATGAAGTCCATACGCCTGTTCAGGCTAATGCGATCTACTGGCCCATCAAGGAACTCAACAAGGCTGTCAGATGCAGAGCGGCAAAGATCAACCCTCTCGATAATTTCAGATGTTGCTGCGCGTGGGTTTGTGGTATTTGAGGCGAACTCTACAGCCAGAGACCGCAGAGACGCAAAATATACTTCATGCTCAAGCATCATGGCGCCCTCCTGTCATTTTCTTTGTCAAGCCTGTATGCAAGCTCAGCAGAAACTACAGCGCTTATGAGGGCGTCTATGGCAAACCCAATCGACATGTCATCAACATAAGTGTCGACAAATTGCAATCTCTCCAACAAACCCAACACCTTTTCTCGATCAGATAATTTATACATGATTTGCAGCCAATAAAAATAACGGAAATGTGATTACCGTAGACACGGTAATGGCGAATATGAATAAACCCACAATAAACCTGACATCATTAAGAAATTTCATGATCAATAGTATGGCTTTTCAAATATGTGTGGTGAAACTTGGGTTTGTTGTTCTGGCTCAATGCTCATTGGTCCGCTATAATGGGTTGTGATCGAGCGCACGGCGCTCATATTGGCTCCGCTATTAACGGCGCGCTCTACCACCGCCTGAATTGCGTAAAACGAGCTGTAGGCCTTGTATTGGCCTTCAAACACGATATTATCGCCTCTGTCTCTAAGCGCAACTCTCCATTCTGTATAGTTGTACATTGTCATGGCTTTGTAATTTAGGCGGAAGCAGACCTTACTATGCAAATTGCAGAGCCTTTAACTCCATCGTGACCCATGTTGATATTTTGAAGCGTTGCATTTTCAAGGCACGACCCAGCGTCTACAAATGCAGTCTGTGTGGTTTGAATTCCATTACCTGTCATAAGAAACAGAACAACAATGAACTCAAGCATGATATTCTCCAATTACTTTGTGGTGGTTTTTGGTGCTTCGCTGATTTGACACTCAAACGATCCGGGTTTGCCAATCTTAGCAAGCTCTTGTTGATATTTGTCTGCTGCCGCAGTGCATGCGACTGCACTTTCGAAGCGCTTAACCTCTGCAATCGATACATCCGTGCCATTTACAAGTAGGAATATCAAAGTCATCAACATTTTGCTTGCCTCTTAAGTTGTGCGTCCATGAGTGTATGATGTCACACAAACCCACATAGTTCCACAATTAAATTGTAATATATTGTAACAGTCACTCGTACCAGTCAGGGAAAACGTATGCATTAACTGGATTGACTCTGTGAACTTTTATGAGGTGGGTTTGGGATGCGTCCGCGCCCGCATCTCGCATCATGCGTATCCCCACATCCATGGCGACAAGTGGGTCCTGTGCTTTTGTTGTAACGCTGAATACAGTCTCGCCAGATTCATTGTTCATTGATATGATATAGTGATTCATGATATCATCCGCCAACATGATTTTGGAATGCCTCATCAACTCTGCGCGCAATTTCCTTCCTTGCTGCGTGCGCCAGATAGTACAGAGTCTCGTTTTGATACATAGTTGCCACCCTGGTAGCAATGCCAAATTTGTGGGCGAATAAGGACAGCGCGCTGTTATTTTCTATTGCCAGGAATGCGGAAGACTCGCCTGCCATTGGGTCAAAATACAAAAATCCTGTGCTGTCAAAGTTCTGTTCGACATGCAGAAGCAACCCGTATAAATCATCGGCAAGCGATGTAGCAAGCATGCCAAGAGCGCCATCTGTGTGCAGAGCGATGTCGGACAAACCCGCAATAACCTCTTCTGTAAGTTCCGTTAATGCAGTCATAATTATCTATCCTTAGTTATTTCGTCAATAAAGTCGCCGAACTCGGAATCGAAAAATATATCGGCGTTGTGAAGCGCTGTGCAAATTGCTTGCAAAACAAGCTCGCTGGAGACCGTTCTTGACGCCTCCGGTATTGCTATAAGCCGGTCTTTGATCTGCGTCATTACTGATCGCTCTTCTTCTGTTATCATTTTACCTCCACGGAAATTGTCCTTGCTGCGACAAACAACTCAATTGATACTGCCATGCTTATTGGGCTATCACTTTATGCTGCGATAAATCAGGTAGAAGGCCGCAAGCGGTATGGTGACGGGCCACATAAACCAGAAGGTGGCTGCTACGGCGCCAATAATTGGCAGGGCCATGACGACCAATAGGATGGTCAGCAACAATTTTCCGAGAGACATTTCATTCACCTTTAACGTTATCAAACAGGTATTCCACTGCTTCTTTGGCTTTGTCCATCGCAAATCTAACCACATCTTCATCTTTCATGTTGTTTATTTTTGCTGCGTGCGCCATCCAGCCTGCCAGATATCTTTCGCTTTCTTTGATGACGCTGGGTGCGTCGACGCCGAATCGATTCATCAAAATCATCGCGCCTACCTCAGCCACACACTCTTCCAGGCTATATTCTGCATCTGCGAATTCTGCGCTCATTTTCCTATTCAATCTGCTTTCTGCTCCAGTGGAGTGAACCAGCTCGTGAGCTATTTTGCGAAATGTCATTGGCGCCCTGAAGCTTGCTCTTTCGTCGATTGCCACAAAGTCCATATCCACTGCATACCAGTTGCCATGATCTTCGGTATTGGAGTAGACGGGGCATGGGGCTAGGCTAATCAGCTTGCCAACCTTTGCTGTGGTAGTTAATCTCTTTGCCATGATCTCTGCTCCTGTCCGGTTATCCTCTGCTGCTCTCTTTGTTGCTGGCCCGGTCTTCCTGAGACTCTCTCCGTCGCTACTGTGCGGTGGGGCGGCTTCTTTTTCTTCGGTTTCTTCTTTTTGTTCTCTTCTTACCTTCATAATAGCACAGAATATGGGCCGGTCAAGAGATATTTTGGAAAATAAAACTATCGTCAGGCTATATTTAATAGCGGGTATCTTCCCTGTTGTTCTAGATGTCTCAAAAGCAATAATTCGATAAGCTCAGCGTCTTTTTTGTTGTTGTAGCGACCGATGATATGTACAGTGGGGTTGTATTCAGCAAAATACAGGCGCCACAATAAATTTCTATTTGCGTAATTATTTCTTCTATTGCCGGGCGACCCGCTCATTTCCCTTTCTCTGCCGGCCGATCCGTTGCCTATATATACAACACTGCCGAATTTGTCTTCGTGGCAATACACGACGAAGGGCGCGCCAGCATATTTTTCATTGCTGCGCCGCCTGTTTGCGGATACCTTATCTTTGTTATTTTGCACCCAAGCTTTTTTTGATGCGTCTCTTTTATATTTGTTTTTATAATACCACATGGAGCTTTCCGCGTTAGTGCATTGCTTGCAATGCCAGTTTAGCCCATCCGCAGTCGACTTATTCTTATAAAACCCATCCATCCCCTTCTCTGCCCTACACTTGGAGCATATCTTGAGTCCCGTCTCGAAGTTAGCCTTCATATCATTAATCCCAATATATCGCAATCGCAACAAGGACAACCACAATGATAGCCCGAATCTCTGTATCTTGCGGAAACACAAATGAAGCGACCAAAGCAGCGCCCGCCCCAACCACGGCAACACGATGGCGTCTAATCTTCTGTATTAATCTCACAACAAACCCCTAACAATATCAATCAACAAATGCCCATACGCCACCACATCGAACAATGTGTGGACGACAAACCCAATCACCAACAATAACTTTAGCTTATTCACTTTACCAGTTTTCTGTGTGCCAAAACACCCACTATCACGGGGATAACAATTACTCCCATTACCAACCCAATCTCAACTAGTCTTGCGGTCATTTTGCGCTCCTATTACATCACGGGGATCGATTTCGCCCAATTCACTGGATGGACATTCACATATACCTCTACGACCGGAACGAACCATGCCGTCATTCTCATTTCAATTTCAGGCCGATCGCTGGTGGGCCACACATTGACAATTTTCAATTCTTTGAAATCGTTGAGGTTTGTGCGGATGGTCATGATATTCTCCGGTTCGCTTATTTCTTAACTGTATTGTAGCAGGACAAAATCAAATGTCAAGTGCTATTTTATGGCGCTGTGACCAAAATCGTGAATTGGAAAATCTGCAGATAATCTCGAGCTAATTGGAGGTGCCCCCCCCCATCCTCCTATGCATTCTTCCAGGGTTCTTGAGGGAATCCATACACCCTCCCTATGGCCTCTCACAGGGTCATAGAGGGGTTTAAATTATTGGGTATGGGGTAGTATGGGGCTGCAATTAATATCGCTCTGTAGGGCCTCTGAAGGCCTCCTATTTGATTTTGTTGTGTATATGTGGGCGAGCGCAGCGAGCCTTGGATAAGTCTGTTGGGTTTGGGGATTGGGTAACATGTTGCTCGGTGATCGCGCTCGCCCAGATCATTGACAAACCCACTCACGCTTAATTGACAATTGATGTCATTTGCAAACTTGCATACACTATATAGCGACCGCAGGGAGCCTAACAAGGCATTCAGTGTTTTGACTTTCTTCTGTATCGCTTGCAGCCCAGTTGCGGTCGCTGACAACTCAATCACATCTCATATCAACTTGAGTACAATCATTTACCGACGAAGCGTAAGTGTGTCTCAACCCATCACATTCATCTGGTCAACAATCATTATCATCCACTCACACTCGGTCAATAGGTCATATTGCAATCATGAGCATTGATCTCGGGTACCCCTCAATCAAACCCGATGTAATTGCTTGGATGTCAGGTAGCCTCACTTACGTGAGTAAGTACATTATACTCTCATCGCAAATGTCTGTCAAGCGTTTATTTACCAAATATGTCTCTTCGGAGCAACAAACCCAAAAATAGTCTAAATTAACAAATTATCTCATCTCACCATAACCAAATTAAGCCAAATTTGTACACAAAAAAAGACCCCATATAAGGAGTCTGTGTTGAGGTGAGGGTTTGGGGGTG